CAACTCCCATGTGGATTAGCGAAGGAGGAAATTGTGATATTTTAAGTATTCATTACTACATTATATCTTATTCAAACCCTCCTCGGTCTTCCAAGGAGGGTTTTTAATTTTAACAAACTTTTAACGAAACAAATAATAGTTCTTTAAAATTTTTTAGTATATTTGCCATCTAATAACTATTTAAAAATGGCAAAGAAAGATCATACACTATTAGAAATTGTGGATACCATTGCTGAATTATATCATGTAAGTCCACAAAATCTGCCGAACTTGATAGCTTCAGCGATTCAACGTATTCGGAAAGATCCCTCACGGGATGTTAAGGATGCTTTTATTTATGAAGGTGTTATTTTAACGACAGATGCAGAACTAATAGAACAAGCTATTTCAGAAGCAGGACTTTACGGTTTAGAAATCGAGGTCATGGCTTCAACAGTCCAATCGATATGGGAAGACCCCGAACTCGATTTATCAGTAGCTTTACAGTATGGTTTAAACGATTGGGATATTTGATGTGTTCATATTGATAATTTGAATTTCAAATCCCGGATCGTTAAAAAATTCGGGATTTTTTGTCCCACGATCTTTGACGTATTGGCATTTAATCACAATATCATTCGAACCTATCTAAATATATACAATAATAGGTTCGAATGAAAAAATGTGAAAATTGTAATAAAGAGCATGATGGATCTTATGGATCCGGAAGATTTTGTTCTTCAAAATGTTCTAGAGGATTTAGTACAAAGAAAAAAAGAGCTGAAATAAACAAGCAGGTAAGTAAAAAAATTCAAGGAAGAATTTATAAAATCCCTTCAAATTTATGTTTATACTGCAATACTCCAACTCACACTAAATTTTGCTCTGTCGATTGTTATAAAGAATATCACAAAATGATTCGAACAGCATATGATAATTATAGAGTAAAGTGTCTTTTTAAGTTCAATGTATATGAATATCCTGATTATTTTGATTTGAAGTTGATAGAAAAACATGGCTGGTATTCCCCTACGAATAAAAATAATAATTTAGATGGAATTTCTAGGGATCATTTATTTTCTGTTAAAGATGGATTTATTAATAATATAGATCCTTATTTAATATCGCATCCAGCAAATTGTAAATTAATAAAACATTTAGATAATCAAAAAAAATACTTTTATTCATCAATATCTCTGGAAGAATTAAAAAATCAAGTGGAAAATTTTAATGCACATGTGGCCGAGGGGTCCAAGGCACTGGTCTGCAAAACCTGACAACCGTTGGTTCGAATCCAACCATGTGCTCAAATAAAAAACAAGTTGTAGTAAGATAATAGCGTTACTTCGAAACTGATTTGAAAAACACACGCTTGTTCAAATTTCTCAACTTAAATTATATGGGGAGCAATAACATGCTCTTTCGGTTTTCTTGGGCAACCATAGTATGACTAGAGATACTTCGTAACTAGGATCAGTAAAATCTCAAAAGTTGGTGCAATTCCAGCCTCCCCCACCAAATGAAAGCAAGTTAAAAGTTCAAACCGGGCAGAATCCGGATCTTGCTTATGAATTAAACTGTAGTAAAGTCAAAAGTTACTTCGAAGCTTTGGGAGCCGGTGACCGCAAGGTCTTGAGGGTGCAAATCCTTCTACCCCCGCCATATTTTAAGGGGGTATGGTGAAATTAGTAAACACGCCGTATGAAAACACACTTTTAACAAATTTCTCAGTTTATGCCTTCTTAGTTCTAAAGGTAAAATAGTTGACTTGTAATCATCAGTTATCAGTTCGATTCTGATAGAAGGCTCAAAAACATTAACAATGAAAAATTGCGAGAATTGCGGTAAAATTCTTAATGACATTCGAAAAAAGTATTGCAATAATAAATGTCAAAAAGAACATGAATGGGAACTTAAGAAAGAAAGAATTAAGTTGGGCGAAATAGAATCCCCTAAAGCTCTTAGAAGATTCACCATAGAAAGAGATGGAAAATCCTGCAAAATTTGCGGATTAGAAAAATGGAACGGTAAGGATATTCCTTTAGACATGGATCATATTGATGGAAATAATTCAAATAATTTTCCTATAAATTTAAGAATGATTTGTCCCAATTGTGATGCTCAAACAGATTTTTACAAAGGAAAAAACAAAGGAAGAGGCAGAGTATACAGAAGAAAACATCAAAATTGTCCCGTGGTGTAATTGGTTAACATATCTGACTTTGGATCAGATGAGTCTAGGTTCGAACCCTAGCGGGACAGCAATAAAAATCGAGGATGTGGTGTAACCCGGCAGCACATATGCTTTGGGAGCATAGGGCACAGTTCGAATCTGGCATCCTCGACAATTTGAAACTAGTTTGTAGAACTTTTTACATAGTTACGTATATAAAATGAAAAGTAACTATGGAATGCAAAAATTGTCAAAAAGAACATGATGGAACTTATGGCTCCGGCTTCTTTTGTTCCGTCGAATGTGCTAGAGGATTTAGTCATAAACATTTTACATTAACAGACGATCAAAAACAAAATATTAGTAAAGCTCTTGAAAAAAGATGGAGGGATAATGATTTTAAAAATATTGATTGGGTTTTATCAGGAGCTAAAGGATCCTCAGGGAAATATAAAAAACCTGAAAATCTTCTTCAAGTAAGTTCCCGTACCATTGGCAAAATATTTTTAAGATTATTAAAAGAAGAAGGATTTGGATGTTCGAGATGTGGATGGAAAGAGGGTATTGGTGATTTGCATCATATAAATGGTAAAAAAATTGAAAACCCAGATCATCATCAAAATTTGTCTTATTTATGCCCTAATTGCCATAGATTGGTTCATCAAAAAAAGATTGATAAAAACTCCTTAGTTTCTTTGGAAAAACAAATAGGAGATAAATGGAAAAAGTATTATTTTGGATAATTTGCCGACGATCCAGGGAGAAGCTGAGTCTGTAAAACTCTCGCTCGTTAGTGGTTCGAGATCCACCCGGCGGCACAAAAAAGCGGGTATGGCGAAATGGGTAAACGCCCCTGTTTAGTAGTCTAATTTGAATTCTAGAACAGTCAGTTTAGATGAGGAACGGGAGTTCAGCCAGAGAAAAATTGCTCAAGTGATCATGAGAGTGAAATTTCGATGGGAGATCTGAAATTCGAGGTTCGATGCCTCGTACCCGCACAAAAAATCCAAGGAATTTATTCCCAAGGTAAACGTGTTAGAAAGCGTTTAATAATAAGGTGCGCCACCATTGAGGGGCGAGTGCCGCCTGGCTACCCATCAGGACTTTAGAAGATAATTTAAACCACCGCAGTTGATTTTTAAATTAGGAGGGGATAGTGGCGCTACAATGTTCTCTTAAACAGGCCGTCCGGCCTTATCCTAATCTTTTTACACTGTCCTTTAGCGTAATTGGCAACGCGTCTGACTCTGGATCAGGAGACTCTAGGTTCGAGCCCTAGAAGGACAACATAAGCCGTTTCGGGGTTAAAGGTTAAGGACACCCCTGCGGGAGAGAACACGGGATTCACTGATTGTTGATATAATCAGGGTTCTCTTGACAAAAAAACCGATCAATCATCGCTAATCGGATTGATAAAGTCTGCAGTAGGACGAGGCTACCTACTAACTCGGGATGTTCCACAGATGGCTACATGGGCTGGTTCCGGAGACCAGTGTTCTTGGGTTCGAATCCCAATATCCCGACAAATTTCCGCGGATGTGGTGGAATGGTAGACACGCATGGCTTAGGACCATGTGCTAGTGATAGCGTGGGGGTTCGAGTCCCTTCATCCGTACAAAACTTTAATGGTAGACAAGCATATAATAATCAAAACTTGTTTACCATGGATAAAGAAAAAATAATCGAATCTTGCAAAAGTTCTTTGACAATGGCTGAAGCTGCTAAAAAAGCAGGCATTCCCCATATGACTTTTAAAAGATATGCAATCCAATTAGGAGTTTATAAACCTAATCAAGCTGGAATAGGAACATATCGACCTATTACTCCTTTAGAAGATGTATTTTCTGGAAAAGCTAAAATGAGATCCTATAATGTTAAATCTCGTCTTATCAGAGAGGGATATAAAGATGGAAAATGTGAAGAATGTCATCTTGATGAATGGAATGGCAAATCTTTAGTTATGGAACTTCATCATAAAGATGGAAATAATAGAAACTCAAAATTAGAAAATTTACAAATATTATGTCCTAATTGTCATAGTCAAACTCCGACTTTTAGAAGACAAACAACAAAACAACAGTAGTAACTTAGAGGGTTACATCGCAAATGGTAAAGCAACTAGTCCGAAAAACTGGTGACAGAAATGTCATTTTGGGTTCAAGTCCCAATGTAAATCGCTCTCTAAAATTTTCTCTGTTATTTTGCTCCTGTGGTGGAATTGGTAGACACGGTAGCCTTAAGAGCTACTGCCTCAACAGGCGTGTAGGTTCGAGTCCTATCAGGAGTACAATTCGAGATGTTATGCAGATGGCTATACAACAGCGCTCTGGAAGCGTTGGTTCGTGGGTTCGAATCCCACTATCTCGACAAAACGGAATGTGGCGCAGTTGGTAGCGTACTAGCATGGGGTGCTAGGGGTCGTGGATTCGAGTTCCACCATTCCGACTAAACTTTAACGAATAATATTTTTTTCCTAAGGAATTTAATTGTATATTTGTCCCATAGATAAAGAAGAAGGAAACCAAGGATCATCTTTGAGTAATCAGAATGAAGCCTTGCTGCAGACCCCAAATTTTTTAAAGCGCAAAAGGCAGCAGTTACTCCTGAATGAAGCTCTCGGGCGAAGGAATACACGGGTTTAACGGAAACGTATCAGGCTTTATTTATTTTTAAGATCTTTGAAAAAATTAAAAATATTCGTACCTGTCAATCAGGATCCACTTCCCAGATTTAGGAGACTGGGCTGCCGATAGATTGCAACCTTCGGTAAACAAAACTCTACCAGGAACTAATCCACCTGGGGGTTGAATGAGTACGATAATCATTTAAGAAGCTCCAATTGAAGAGATCTGCGGTCGCCAAACCTTGGCCAACATGATCGTCCATAGGGACTACTGGAGGCGGTATAATCGACGGGACATCTCGTTAGGGAAACCCAACAATGGTTATACAGCATGTGGAAGGTAGGATACCAGGCTTCAACCCCATCGCGCAGTCTTCGGACATCGGGGTTTAGTTCCAAGAGTAAAGGGATGTGAGGACTAATTGGTACTTCTTAATTTGGCGACGTTGAGCAATTGGTTGGCTCGCCTGACTGTAGATCAGGTCCTTCGGGCTTGGGGGTTCGAGTCCCTCCGGCGCCACAATGGAAAACAGAAGTTTAGAAACGATATGGGGTAACATTGACTATACCTATATTAAAGACGAAACATATCCAAACGGATTGTTGGTTCTTAATGGATCAATAGTTCATAAGGAATGGAGGGGAACCGGAAAATTTAAAGAGATGTTGAGAATGTTATTCTTTCAATATCCGGAAGGAACAGAATTACAAGCTGCTGTAATAAGCAGTAAATTAAGCCCATTATTTGAAAGGATGAAATTTGTAAGAGTAAAACGAATTGAAATCTGGGGCGAATGTGCCAATACAAAGAAATTTAAAGGATACATTTATAAAGGTATCCAAAACGATATTTAAAGAAGCTGCCTCGTTTAAGTGTTATCCATGCAGCAAAAGCACGTCAGCAACTTACGGAGCTGAAGGTCCGGTCATCATGGATCCCCGGGAAACGAGCGAATATTGAAAAGAAGAGGGCTGATAAAGCGACTTCAATAGAAGCGTTGAAACAGCTGAAGAACCGGTTGGGGTTCTTGGGATAGTCTTAATGAAAGTTAAGTTCCCGGTGAGTACTCGTTCAAGAGGTTTTCTGAAATCAAATGTTGCGTTATACAAGCGGTCAAAGTGGCCAGACCTTCAATCTGGTTCTTACGATTCGCGGGTTCGAATCCCGCACGCAATACAAAGTAATAGTGTAAGAAACCCCAAAGCACAAAGGAGTCATGACTGGAGTGTAAGTAGGTACGAGTTCCAATTACGTTTTTGATTTGTGTACAGAATTAAACTCGGAGCTATTGGAAAATGTGAAAGCACAACAGGAGATCCCTGGCGGGTCCGGTAGAATTCCGGTTACTTTACGACGCTCAGATGGTGGAATTGGTAGACACGTTGGTTCGAGGGGCCAATGCTCGTAATGGGTTTGGGGGTTCGACTCCCCCTCTGGGTACCAATATATAGATAAAATAAGCATCTATATGAAAAAACAAATTAGGATTGATAGGGAGAAAGAAACTCCTGGCGTTCTTTTCCAAATTGAAACAGGGGAACTTGAAATTAAAGGAAGATCATTTCCAGCAGAAGGGGATACATTTTATAAACCTATCATAGAAGCTGTAGACGATGTTACTTCCGATAGTATTACAGTAAAACTTGAATTTGAATATGCCAATACTTCTACTGTTCGAGAAATTGTTAAACTTCTTAAAAAAGTTAAAGCAGCGAACAAAAAATCAAAAGTCATCTTTGTTTATGAAGAAGGGGACAATGATATGCAAGAATTTGGTGAAGATCTAGAATCAGTTTCGGGATTACCATTTGTTTATGTGATTAATCCTGAAGACTAAGATATACCTGGCGCATCTCTACGGGAATCGGCCGATTTCCAAAACGATGTATGGGTTGACCTTGATAACACTTCGGCCGAGGGGTTAAAGGGGAATTTTCGGTAGTTTAGTGGCAGAACACCCGCTGCGAAAGCGGGGGACATGGGTTCGAATCCCATTCGGAGAGCAATATGCTCGGTTCTTCTAGTGGTAGGAAGGGTGCTTCTCAGGCATCAGACAAGGATTCGATTTCCTTACCGAGTACCACCTTTTTCGCCTCGTTTTGACGGATATATAAATAAAATATATCATGCCAAGACGAGAGAAAAATAAATTTAATTTTATTTATAAAACTACTAGCTTAATTAATGGTAGATTTTATATAGGTATGCATTCAACAAATACTTTGGAAGATGGATATTTGGGATCTGGAAAACTTTTAAGATATTCTGTAAAAAAATATGGATCAGAAAATCATAAAATTGAAAGATTAGAGTTCTTTGAAGATCGAATAAAATTAGCAGAAAGAGAATCTGAAATTGTAAATGAGAGTCTTTTGAAAGATCCTTTATGCATGAATTTAGGATTAGGGGGTCAAGGAGGAATTCTTAATGAAGAACATTCTAAAAATCTTAGACATGGTGCTTCCATTTTTTTAAAAAATCAATGGAAAGAAAATTATAAAAAGATGTGTCAGCAAAATTCAGAAAAAGTTAAAATAGCTCATAAAAATGGATCTTTGCGATACGATAATATGCTGGGAAAACATCATTCAGAAGAATCTAAAAAGAATATTGGTAAGAGCAATTCGGTATCTCAAAAAGGAGAAAAAAATTCTCAATTTGGTACATGCTGGATTATTCGATCAAATGAAAACAAAAAAATTAATTTATCAGAATTAGAATCCTATTTATCTCAAGGTTGGATAAAAGGAAGAAAATTAAAATGATAATGGCCCGTTCGTCTAGATGGCTCAGGACATCGCCCTTTCACGGCGGAGATCATGGATTCGAATTCCATACGGGCTACACATCATAGCCCTATCAAGAAGCTGTTGATAGACCACTTTGCCATCATTCCATCAAAGACAGGAGTGTCCCAAATTGGGGTTAAAGGAAATAAGACAAGGTTATGATTATTTTTGCAATACTCTAACGCGTTTGCGAGATATATAAAGTAAAAATGTATATTTGTAAATGTGGAAGAGAATTTGAAACTCCAAATTCGTTAAATGCTCATTATTCTCATTGTTTAATTTATAGAGAGGGTAAAGATCCAATTAACAGATTTAAAGGAAAAGAAAATTGGAATAAAGGATTATCCAAAAAATTAGACAAGAGGGTTTCCCAAAATGGCAAAAGTTTATCCGATAATTTTAAATCAGGTAAAACAATTCCCGGATTTTTAGGAAAACATCATGATAAGGAAACAAAAGAGAATCTTAGTTTAAAACAATCCCTTCATCCTTCTGGGGGAATATGCAAATGGATTGAATATAAAAAGAAGGACGGAAGTGTTATACATCTTCAAGGAACTTGGGAAGTTAAATTTGCAGAATATTTGGATTCTAATAATGTTGAATGGGTAAAGCCTGGATGCGGCAAATTAATTTATTCTTTTTTCTGGATAGATGATTTAGGAATAAGAAGAACATATACCCCGGATTTTTATGTTTTTGATTGGAAGAAATATTTTGAGATTAAGGGATATTGGAGAGAAAAGGATAAGATCAAAATGAAAAAAGTTTTAGAACAAAATAAAATTAATCTTCAAATTATTGAAAAGAAGGGGATGAAAGAATTGAATTTAATTTAACACGCCCTCATGATGGAAATGGGTAGACATACGGGACTCAAAATCCCGTGCTTTTTAGCGTGTGGGCTCGAATCCCACTGAGGGCACAATTTTTTAACGATTTTTTAACAAAAAACATTTTAGTATTTGGAAAACTTTCTGTATATTTGATCTATTAAAACAAACAAACGTTCTTTAAGAATTCATTTATAGGATAAGCGGATTAGTACGATTATTAACCAAAAAATCCTAAAAAATGAAAGCATTCTTATTTTTCGTAACTTCTGATGACACTTGGGAACTTTGCGAATCTATTTATACGGTAACTGCTGAATCGAAAGAAGAAGCGGAATCGATATTTAAGCTTCGAGAAGGAGGATATTTTTCATCGGAAAAAAGGATCACGAATATCCAGGAAATAGATTTATCTGTAAAAGGACAAGTCCAAATCCAGGAATATATGATCGAATAGGTTCTTTGATTAAGCCGTTCGTATTGTAGAGTTGTTTAGGAGCCATGACGGTTACCAGGCTGATAACATCTCTTCACTTTATTTTTATGCTGGTGGAAAACTAAGCAGGAGAGTCAACTGAGCTGCGGGATATTAACATACTAGGAAGTAAATCCAGGAGCTCTTTTAAAATCTAATCTGGGAGGGATGAATGCTTATACCTGATGCAACGACTGGCCGGTCACTGCGTTATAGGTCCAAAAATGGTTCAAGTCCATACGCCGGTGCTATTATCAAATGTTCTTTGAAAAAATTATAATCCGTAGTAAGTTAAAGAGTTACTTCGACTAACGGCCCAAAGGTAGTACCGACACCGCGAGGTGCCCACGAATACTCAGAAGGGTATCGTTTCACAGATCTCTCGTAGATGCTGGAGACGGGTAACGATGGAACATATAGAAGTTTTTTGTATAAGTCAGGAGGACTAATAATCCGTATACACTGTGAAAATGAAAAACAACAGGCCTGGGTTTAAAACTGATAGCAATATTAGTGTGCCTATAAAGTTCCAAGCGACCGGCCACCCAAGATAATCACTCTAAACAAGGATTCTCGGATAACATTACAATTCGTGGTAAGACAAAGGGTTACTTCGCCATCTATGTATAGCCAAAACACACTCTAGTCAAATTTCCCGGATTCAATTCTAAAAGAAACCCATGGTGAGACAAAGAGTTACTTCGTACAATTCCTAAAAAACTGTAATAAAAGATCATCTCTAGTCAATTTCCTGGTAATTCTTTTCTTTAAAAAATACGCGGTTTCCTGCCTGTTAGTACGCAAGCTTTGGCAGCTCTGATATAATATTAGCTATAAAAATCAGATGAGGGGTGTGAATCCCCGGAACCGAGACCATACGGCAGCCTCCGATGAGAGAGACATTCGGCCCCAGTTCAATATTGGCCATAAAAACTGGGAGATGGGTTAAAATCCCAGGGTCGCCAGACCACAAGGAAGATCACGCAGCTTCGTACTGCAAGCCGGAAGTTTACTTCCAGATCTTCCCTCTGAGCACGGTGCCTGTGTCAAGCACAGGATCTAGTTATAGACAAATAGCCGCTTTTTAGCCTTCTCGATAGTGTGCGTAACAAATCGGGTCCAGCGTGATAAGCTCTACGGACAGGCTTAAGGTTAGCTTCAATCTTCTAAGATTTGCAGTCATGAGCATAAAAACGGTTCGAAAGGTTTTTGGGAGAGGTTCTTAAATAAATTAGGACCTCTTTTTTTGTGGTCCACAACAAAGAGCATTAAAAATGCTCTGTCGTTATAGGTGATTTCTAAACAAATTTATTTTATTGCTGAGGTAGATGCGATGCATATCGAAGGCCCTACTTTGGATGAGTATTTTGATGGTTTACAAAAACATTTATCAGAATGGCAAAGGAATATCGGGAACAATCCTCGGAAGTAAAGAAGGTCATTTATGACTTAGCCTGCGAGTTTGGTTTTGAACATTATTCAACCCCAGAAGAGATCGATTATAAGTTCTGGGAAGACATTCCAGCCGAGTGGATTGCCATTGCACTTGCTCAAAAACTCGTCGCTAAGTCCAGTTCTTAAGATTTTTTGGATTTATATATACTTAAATTTAACAATATTTTAACAAAAGCATAAGATTTTCTACAGAACTTTATCGTATATTTGCTCTATAGAAATCAAACAAACATTTTAAAGATTTCGTTGTAGTAAGAGAAGGGTTACTTCGTTTCAGAAAAAACACTCTTTTCAAGTTTCTCAGCTAAATTTGCATTTATTTTTTATACTATTTAAATATGCAAAAACCCGAGAGACTTATGTCGCCCGGGTTTTTTTATGAATTTAATTTTAAAACTAAATAAGATGGCTAAAGCAACTGAAAAAACAACAACTGATGAACTCGTTTACAGTCCAGTTGAAGACAATGGTAAGAATATTGCCAACAGTCCTATTTGGAAGAACGCATGGCACAGGGATGAAATAACTCCCGAAGCTCTTAATAAATTTCATAATTGGTGGGAATATGCCATTAGATTCGACGGGTTAAAGCCACAACAGCTTTTAAAAGTTAAAAAGGTTCTTTTATAATATGTTTAATGTTTATCTAACAACAAATTTGATTACGGGGAACCAATACGTCGGTGACCATGATATAAATGCAAAAGAAAAAACTTTTTACATTGGAAGTGGAATAGCTTTAGAGGATGCAATTAAAAAATATGGTCGACATAATTTTTTCAAAGAAATTTTAGAATGGTTTCCAACAAGAGAGAAAGCTTTTAATGCTCAGGAAAAATACATACGACTTTATAAAACACATGTTTCGCAAGGAGGATATAATATAAGTTGGAAAGGCGGATTAAATGTCCAAGGATGCATGTGTGATGAGATTCGAGACAAAATTAGCAAAAGTAATCAAATAGCTTGTTCCGGAGAAAAAAATGGAATGTTTGGTAAACATCATTCCGAAGAAACCAAATTGCAGCTTCAGGTTCCGAAATCAGAAGAGACAAAGAATAAAATAGGAACTGCAAATAAAGGTAAAAAATCATGGGAAGGAAAACACCATACATCATTATCAATATTGAAAATGCAAGCTTCTCATCAAAATATGTCCGATAAGACAAAAGAAAAAATGAGTAAATCGCGTAAAGGAAAAGAACCCTGGAATAAGGGATTAAAAATAAATTCTTTAATTAAAAATTAATAGTAAGATGTCAAAGTACAACACAAAAATTGAGCCGGTAGTTCAGAAGACTACTACTCTACAGGGAGGCCCAGGGCTTACTCAGAGACCTGAGGCAGAATTAATTTCTATTCTTGCAACCGGAATGGGAAATAACTTTTACGAAAAGGAAACCGAACGTGAAAAGCGTTTTAAGGAAGTACTTGGTAAGGTAGCTAAGAAGAACCCGACATTTGCCGCAAAGGCTCTTATTTATGCTCGTACCGTATTTGGTCAGAGATCAGTAACTCACTTCGGTGCAGTTGAACTTATCCCTTTCCTTCAGGGTAACGAACTTGGTAAGAGATTCTTCTCCAAGAGAGATAAGAAGGCCGAACGTGGTGGAATCATATGGAGAATTGATGACATGGCTGAAATTCTTGCAGCTTATATCGCTAAGAATGGCATCAAGCAGGAAGATAAGTGGACTCTTCCGAATTCAATTAAGAAGGGATTCAAGGATGCTCTCGAGCATGCAGACACTTATGAACTTGCAAAGTATCAGTTAAAGAACCGTGGTGTATCACTTGTTGACATCGTCAACCTTGTTCACCCAGTTGAAACTCCTAAGAACGGTTTCATCTATGTAACTGAGGAAGCATACAAGAAGGCAGTTGCAGGAACTAAGTTTGCAAACAAGGAATTTAACAAGAATGAAAAGGGAGAAGTTCAGGTTCCGGCCGTTCGTGCTCTTATTCTTGGAATTCTTAAGCAGTTCAACACAGTTGAAGATAAGAACACCGAGTCAGGAAAGGTTGTTGCAGAAAAGGTTAAGTCAGGTGAAATCACCAAGGAACAGGCTGCAACTGAGCTTAACGAAGCTAAGACCGAAAACTACAAGGAACTTATCGAGGAAAAGAAGATTGGATACCTTGCATTACTCCGTAACGTAAGGAACATTCTTAAGACAAATGATATGGATTTACTTGACAAGGCTTGCGATTTACTTGTCGAAAAGGAATTCATCAGAAAGTCACTTGTATGGCCACACCAGATTGACCTTGCCCTTGAAGTTATGACACTTGAATTCAACGGAACACAGTTGAGGAAGGTTGCAACAGCACTCGACAAGGCATATGAACTTTCAATTCCTAACTTGGAGCATTTACTTCCGGAAGGAAGAACTGCTATCGTATTCGATACATCAGGTTCGATGGATGGTGCAAACCGTATTCCAATTGATGCTAAGGATCCGAAGAAGACTATCAACAAGAAGCCAGCTGAAAAGGCTGCTCTTATTGCCGCTACACTTGCAAAGGGTGTTGGCGGAGATGTATATCATTTCGCATCAGGTTCTGAACAGATCACCGGCTGGAACCCAATCGATTCGATTAATACTCTTAAGCAGAAGTTCATGTCCTACAACGGACGTCAGGGTCACGGAACCGACTTCGGTGCATGCTTCAAGTTATTCGAAAGAATGAATAAGCAGTATGACAGGGTTCTTATTATCTCCGATGAGCAGGACGGATACGGAAACGTTGAGTCTAACTACAAGGGATACTGCCAGAAGTTCGGAACCCCATACGTATACATAATCAACGTAGTTGGTTATGCCCCAACCGCTCCGATAAAGAACGGCGACAGGGTCTTCAGACTATACGGTTACACGGCCGATATATATGAAAAGATACCGAGATTGGAAATGAATGTTAATGAGGTCATCGACGCCATTAACAGGATCGAAATCTAAGACTGAATAATGAGTCCCGGAACGTTTCCGGGACTTTTATTATAATTAAATTAAATAAATCAATTAAATGAAAGAAGGAACAGTAAAATTCTTCAATGAAACCAAAGGTTTTGGATTCATTAGAGACAATGCCGACGGAAAAGAGTACTTTGTACATATTTCTGGAGTGAAGGAAACGACACTAAACGAAAATGACGAAGTTCAGTTTGATCTAGTCGAAGGAAAAAAAGGTTTAAATGCAGTTAATGTAACGTTACTATAAGCATCTTTTTTAACCAGAATTTAACGCCCGGAAGTTTTTACTTTCGGGCTTTTTTTGTATATTTGTCTTTCACAAAGTACAAAATCTAATGAACTCAACAGAAAGAATTATCATAAAAAGAGTAATTGGCAACTTAATAGGTTCCACAAATACCCCCTGGTCAAATGGGGATTTTGCTCAATGGACTAAATATGCCAAAGATGAAAAAGCAATGATTCTATCTTCGGTTTCAATACTGGAAGGACTCTGCGATGCACCGGATATGGTTGAAGAAAAGAAAAATACTAAAAAAGAAGAGGATCTTCTAGGATAATGACAGAATTTGACGAAGCATATACAAATGCAATTAAAAAACTGACTAAGATACCAGATCAGGGATATGGAGGGATAGCTTACTTAGCTTGTTTTGCCGATGGACATTGCGAGATTAATCTCGAAGATCGAGTTATTGAAGACTTTGATGATATTGAAGAATTTATCACTTATATGGAAAGATTATGACAACACAAGAAGATGTTAGAAAATGGATCCAAGAGGCTAAGGAAAGAAAAGCCAAATTTATGATCGTTGTAGTTGATTCATTTGACTACGAAGATTATCCTGTATTCTGCTTGACAGAAGAGGAATGTAACGAAAAATATCACAATCCAGGTCAGATGCAAAGGGTGATGGAAATTTATGATCTTAGTTTGGATACGGAAGATCAGATAAACGAAGTTAGAGCATTCCATCCTCCAAAATGAATCTGCACGTAGAACCAATGAAAGAACCCATGATGTGGGCAGAGAACAGAACCATCATTAAATTAAATGGGTATGCTTTCGTAGATGAGTTTGGTTCTTGTCATATCATCGTATATGGAGAAGGACTAAGAGATGCTTATTTAAAATACTTAAAAGAAATAAATGAAAACTAAAATTTTTTACACTTCCGATGAAACCGGAACCCGTATGGAAACCCAAATGAATGAGTGGTTTGCCGAAAATCCAAACATTAATATCGAAAAATTTGAACCTCTTACAAACAAATATTGTTTCTGGATTGTTATTGTCTATACTGAAAAACCGCTGGTGTAATGGCAGAATTGAAAGATTGGGAAAAAGCCAGGGAGTTTGCTTTAAAAGCTCATGCCGATGTTAATCAGATGTATCGGGATAAGCCTTACAGCTTTCACCTTGAACAGTGTGATATGTTATTTGAAAGATTCAAACATTTGCTTCCTCCCGAAGATGTAGATGATGCTCATGGAGGAATGTGGTGTCACGATACAATAGAGGACACAGGAAAAACTTTCAATGATGTTAAGAAAGCTACAAACGAAACTATCGCTGAGTATGCTTATCGTCTTACCAATGAAAAGGGAAGAAACCGTCACGAAAGAGCTAATGAAAAATATTACCGGGAGATTAAGGAGTACAAACATGCTGCTTTCGATAAATTAATTGATCGGATAGCTAACATTACTTTCTCCAAAATTAATGGGGATTCCATGTTTAAGACTTATCAAAAAGAACATCTCTTCATGGTTCAACACATGTACACGGAAGGAAAATATGAGGAACTTTGGAATGCATTATCTAACTTAATCTATTCATAATGTACGAATACAAAATGATTGTTTTAGCTGCCGATGGCCATTGTTTCCTTGATGCTAAAATAGCCGAACTTCAGACCCATTTTGATCAAGGATGGGACTATGTTGACAAACTTTTTCAGCCGGTTTCAACCGGAGGAGGGAGCTATCATGAAACTGAAAGATCAGAAGTGATTGTAATTATCAAACGTAAAAAATCCGATTTAATCTAATGGACTACGAATTTAAAGTTATAAAAATGTGTGGTGCTGGAAATAAAGCTGATTCCGCATCGTTGGATTCTCTTCAAAAATGGTTTGACGAAGGATGGGAATATGTTGACCATATTAGTCAAAGAGGTGTCGAATATCCTGCCATGGGAGTAATTATCAAAAAACTTAAACCTAATAAAGACTTAATTTAATGGAAGAATTAAAAGTGGATGTAGGGGATTGGGTAGTACTTAAAACGGGTCGAATTGCCGGAAGTATTGTTCAAATTACATCCGATGATATGCCAGATGTTCCTTATGAAAATATTGAACGTCATGCTACTAAAGAAGAAATTCTTAGAGCTGGAGGAACTCCAAAAGATCTTGAAAAAAAGATTTATGTTTTTGTTCCTTACAATATTTCGGATAAGCAAAAAGGAATTCAGGCTCTTCACGGCGCTCAAAAATACGATAGAAAATATGAGGGATCCACGATGCTTCATGATTTCATCGATAATCACATGACGTGCATCATGCTTGATGGGGGAACAACTAATTCACATCCCGAAAGATTAGGAACTCTTAATTTAATTCTTTTGGCAATTGTTGAATTTAATAATGGTTCAGAAAAAGAATATATTCCATATTCATTTTTTGAAGAACCGGATATTAATGATGCTCTTACTGCCGTAGCTTTTATAGCTGACGAAAGAGTATTTGATTTTAAAACATATCCTGAATTCTACGATTGGTATTCTGAGCTGACTTCAAAGCTGACTTCAAATTCGCCAACTACTCTTCCTATAAATCCTTGGGCTCTTCGAAGAATGTCGCCCGAGGAACAGAAAGAATTACTCCCGGATTATTATAAAAAATGGGTCAATGAAGTTCTTGGAGGAGATCATATTGAATTATTAAGAAATTTAATCAGAGGTAAAAAATTAGCATAATGGAAACACTATTAGGAATTACTTTATTTGGAAGTATATTTTGGGGAATAGCTGCTTTAGTTCTCCTTATTATTTTATTCTTTTATGCGGATGCTATAAAAGAAGGATTTGCCGCAACATTTGTTTTTATTGTTGTAGGACTGCTATTTTATTTTTGGGGAAAGGATACATTCAAACTTTTCGTTTCTCTTCTTACATTTACAAATCTGGGTATTTACTTTGGAGCAGGATTACTCCATGCATTTATTAGAATCTTTTTTCACGGGAGAAAGGAAATGATGAAAGTTAATGAACATAGATTAAGAGAAGACGATTATTATGAACCTTCTATTGATCGAGATGTAAAAGAAAATGTATTCAGATGGTGGTTCCTATGGCCGATCTCTCTTATTAATTGGTTTATTTCAGACTTAGTTAGGGATCTTTACAATTGGTGCTACGACAAGTTAAGCCGTCTATTTAATTTCGTTCTAGATCTCGGAGTTAAATCAGTTAAAGAAGTTCCTAAAAAAGAAAAGAAGAACAGATGATAGCATATAGAATTTGTGAGAGAAGAGGGGAGAAGTTGCTAACATTGTTTCATGCTTTAAACGGTTCAAGAGTTCTCCCGATTGGCATATGGTTAAAAGCTACAATCAAACCTGTTTACGATGGTTCCCATAAAACTGCTAAGGAGTATTTGTCTGGGTTTCATGTATTAGCTGACCTTAATGAATGTCGTGCTTTTACAAGTAAATTTAGAGCTAACAGGGATCTCGTTATTGTTAAATGCGATATTAAGGGAAATAGAACTAAAGATCACAGTCCGTCAAATATCATATTGGCTGATGAAATGAAGTTAATTGAAGTTGTGGAAAAAGTTAAAATTAAAAATCATGACTAAAGAAGAAGCTGTTCGTATATTTAAAAAGTATGCTTCCAAACATTATAACTATTATAGTGCCGGTAGGGATATTTTTGAAGCTGCTTGGTATTCTCAATTTTGGAATGGCAAAGGAAATCCAGGAAGTCATACAAAAAGGGATTGGATGACTGATGAAATCATTGAAGCTTTCAATTGGTATCTTGATGGTGTTGGGAGAGATAACGGATGGGGTAAGGATAGGGATACTAAAATGATACCCGTAAAAGAAATGGATGCTATCGAAAGAGAAATCAATGAATATTGTCGAGAGAGGGAACATAAAAAATGGGAAACTGACAGAAAATCTCGAGAAAAAAGAGAAGCTAAAATTCAAGCTCAGGGTAAAGCATTTCAAGAAGAAATGAAAGTTGGCGATGTTTGGATGGTTAAATTCGATGATTACTGGAGAGAAAGAGGAATATTAGTTATGGAAATCGATCCGGGATCTATTTCAGGATTCTATCTGGATAATGTTTATAAAAGAATTCCAGCTGATTCTCCAAAAAAAGAAGGATACCTTTATACTAAGCCAAGTAAATATCAGGGGGTTAAAGTTGGAGATGTCTGGATTGATGGTATGGGAGAATGGGACGGAAAAACATTCAAAAGAACTAGATCTTATGAAACCAAGATGGCCAAATTCCTTAAAAGAAAAATTGAAAACCCCGTAATTAAGAAATAATGCCAAATCCTTGTCCTTATTGTGGTATAAGAGAAACCCAAAAAGATGCAAATGGGTTTTGCAAAAAATATGGTTGTGCAGAACGTCATAAAGAAGAAATGGGGAAACAGGAAAATCATTTATTTGCAATACATCCGATAGCTTATAAAATCAAAAGAGTCATAACAACGGAGACATATAATTACGGAAAATTAGTTAAAACAGAAACAACTTATTCTTAAAATATGAGAAAAATAATTAGTAACACGATTAATGGTCAAGGTGACAAAGATGGAGCATTTGAATTTGCTTCATTAGATGAATCTAATGGTCATCTCTATATTCGAAATACCCCATTGGTAGCATCGGGCAGAAGTAATTCTCTTTCTTTAAAAAATGGGGTTTACCGTATAATTGAAGGGGTTCTTTATATCAAAGCGACCCAGCTGTTTTATGAAACAGTAGATCATTTTGCTGAAAAATTGGACAAGTGGAGTCTTGCCAGTTATATTTATCTTATGGATCAGGAACAACTTGATGCTCTTGAGAATCCTCCAGTTCTTAAAGATATACGTATTAAGCATTGGTTAAAGAAAGATGAATGGATTCGGGGATATGAAATTCCTTATTGCGGAGCATATAGTCCAAGAACTCGGGAGGTAGAAGATATGAAATGGTTCAAATGTAAGTTGGAGAATCCATTTGAGTGTGCTTTAAGTAACTTTATTTTAAGAGAAAAAGATCCGGAATAATGGCTAGAATTTTAACAATTTATGGAAAATGTTCGGATCTTTGCTGTACCGAATATAAAGTGGATGGTAAGTCCCTTAAAGAAACTGATGGTTATGCTCCTGAAATTCCTGGAGTTTGCGGAGGAGATGATATTCAATTTGATCTTGATTTAGATACGGGAAAGATACTTACATTTAAACCCATAACTCATGAAAAAGTTTTGGAAGCTCTTGGAGAAGACGAGGATGAAAATGATGAAAGTCATATTCCCGAAGGATTTTATGAGGATGCAGATGGAAAACTTGTTGGCATTCCTCGTATAGAACTGGATGCAAGTATCAATAAGATGCTTGGTGAAATAAATTGGTAAAAATGAGTCAAATGCACGATGTATTTATGAAGACGGCTTTTCTCTTTGCAGAGAAGAGTCATTGTGTTTCCCATCATGTGGGAGCAGTAATTGTAAAAAATGGGAGAATTATTGTTACGGGATATAACGGAACTCCGGAAGGTCTCGGTAACTGTGATAACCATTTTGATCCTACAAACTTCGATAGGGAAGCCCATCATGTTTGGTCAAGAGATAATGAAATTCATGCTGAAATGAATGCCATTGCTTTTGCCGCAAAGAACGAAGTGAATATTGATGGTACAGATATGTACGTAACTATTTCACCTTGTAACGATTGTTTGAAGAATGCTATACCAGCAGGGATCAAAAATATCTACTATCTTTATCTTTATGATAAGATCAATTTGAACCCTGTTTTACTTAAAAGAATCAACGTTCAGGAGGTTCCCGGAGCAGAGGAAATCAAGGAATTTGTAGAGAGAAACAATTTACTTTATGTTTCCTCTCAACGAAAAATTAACGGCTAGATATTTTTTATTTAGGATATTATTCGTATATTTGTAATAATTAAAAATTAGAGATATGGCACAGAATAAATTTTATGTTGATGATAATTACAGAATAAATCCGCTTTCATTAACCAGCGGTGGAAAAGATGTAGAGATCTTTTTTGGCAATAAACAATCAAGAATTTATTCAAATGTAAAATCCCCATATAAATTCTGGAAGCAGGCAAAGCTTGACGATCCAACAATAAGGGGGTATAAAGTACTAGGAGATTCTTCCAAATGAGTGCACCAGACGAAAGCTTAGAAACATTACAAGCTGACATAAGGAATAAATTAACCCCAACTAAGAATCTTTTGGCTTTGTTGGATCTCTATTTTAAAGAGACTGATGAAACTAAGAAAGCTAAGTTAGTTAGTTTTATTGAGAAAGAAAGAATCAAGGTTAAAGAAAACGTAACATATTTATCAAATATATTATAATGGTTCCATCAATTCACCAAATCAACACAGTTACCGGAGATATAGCCCGGAACACTGAAAAGATCAAAAAATGGATTCTAGAAGATTCTAAACATGGATCTTTTCTATCTATATTTCCGGAGACTGCTATAACTGGATATATGTGTGGATCGCTATGGGATCGTGAAGATTTTATAAAAGACCAAGTAGCTGAGGTTTATGGAATTCGTACTTATTTGGAGGAAATTGATTATAAGGGAACTGTTATTCTAGGCTTCATTGATTTTCTTGGAATGAAGAAAAACGGATTTCCGAAATTGAAAAATGCTGCTGCTATTATTGATAAAGTTAATGTTCGAATTTATCATAAACAACTTCTTGCATCCGCTGATCATCACGAAGATAAAAAATATTTTGAACCAGGAGATCATTCTTTAGTTTTTACGTGTAAGGTTGGGGATGAAACTAGGGAAGTTGGTGTTTTAATTTGCGAAGATGCTTGGGTATCGGATCATCAAAGAAATATACCAGACGAAATGTATTCTTTGGGGGCTGAAATATTGGTTCATATTAACCAATCCTATTTTTATTACGGCAAACAGGAAAAGAGATTAGCTCTTGGAAAAACAATAGCTCGAAATTATAAAATACCATTTGTCTCTGTAAATGCTATTGGTGTTGGGGACATTCTTAAGAATATTGTTATTTTTGATGGAAACTCTTTCATCATTGATGATGAAGGGAATTGTGCTTTCGTAGCCCCAGCTTTTACCGAATATAATGGTAAAGCATCCATATCTGATTATAACATGTATTCTCCTCCATCGAAATATAAAGAGATCTGCGATGCTCTTCTTTTTGAACAGAGAGAATTTTTCCGTTTATGCGGAATTTCGAAAGCTCAGGTTCATGTTTCTGGAGGATTAGATTCTGCTATTGTTGCAGCTTTGGTAGCTAAATCAATGGGAAAAGAAAATACCATTCTTATTACAAATCCTTCAGATTTAAATACCAAATCTTTAAAATATGTTGAAGATCTTGCAAAAGGTTTGGAGATGGAATATTTTACATTCCCTGTTCAGAAGATTTATGATACCTTTGTAACAGAATTTGTTGCATCATTTGGACAGCAACTTCCTCTATCAGGATTATCTTGTGCTCAAGCTACTCTTAGAAGCGTACAAGGATTAGTTGCTAATCATCTGTTTAAATCGGGGATTGTTGCAACAGGAAATCATACAGAAATAGTTTTGGGATGGGCAACCTTTCATGATATAGGTTCAATTGGAACCCATGCACTTATTGGGGATTTAACCAAAATGGAACTTTACGAATTGGCAAGATATATCAATAAATTTCTTTACAACAAAGAAGTAATACCACCGGATTTGTTCAATGGAAAATTCGTTCCAGCTGCGGAATTACCAGATGCAAAAGAGGATCCAATTGACTATACCGTTCAGAGCGGAATCTGTGCAATGCTTATCAGGGATAGAAAAAATCAAAGACAGATTCTAAAAGAAATTTATGAAGAGGCCCCAAATCCGGATTATTTTCCGGATATTGATGAGGTTCGAAAATATTCAAAAGAAGGTCTTAAAGCTCAGATTGAATTTGCTGTTAAAGCTATGAAAAGATCTGTTTTCAAAGCAGGACAAGCTGCTCCAACCGTAATTATATCTCCAAGAAGTCGGGGATTTAGCAATAGAGAAACACTTATAAATTACTATAATATTTAAAATAATGGAAGAAAAAATAGGTAACACCGCATGTTATTATAAAAGAAAAACTTTATCTTCGATTGCAATTACATTAAAAGATGTTTTTGATCAAATCGATATGGCTGCTTCTAGCGGAAAATACGGAGCCAATATTAAAGAAGAACTATCCGATGATCAATTGGAAGTTCTAGAAGGTCTAGGATTTGAACTAACCGTTTATGATGAAGATGATACGGAATGGGACGAAGGTATCAAATATCTTATAGAATGGGAACAGGCAGATCTTGATGAGGATGATAATAATTCTAAATATACTGACGGAGACAATAACTAAAAAAAATGAAGAATAATAAAGCGTTAATCGTAGTAGATGTACAGAATGATTTCTGTCCAGGGGGAGCATTAGCCGTTACAGAAGGTGATACGATTATACCGATTATCAATAAGCTCCTTCCAGAATTTGAGCTAGTTATTTTTACAAAAGATTGGCATCCAGCAAGACACAATGGATTTGCATCAAATCATAAAAACGTCAAACCCTTTGAACACTTGATTGTGTGGAACAACAGCGGAGGTTTTGGTGGTGTAATGGATACGAGTGATGACAATAAAGTTGATCTGGGAATTATGTGGCCCGATCATTGTGTTCAAGATACTCCAGGTGCAGATTTTCATCCCTATCTAGATTTAGGAAAGTGTAAAGGAGAGTTCTATATCTTTAAAAAAGGAATGGAGACTCATGAGCAGGGTTACAGCGCATTTGAAAAACCTCAATTAGCTTCTTTCTTAGATGGGAAGGGAATATCTGAACTCTACATTTGCGGGTTGGCTACTGATTATTGCTGCAAACAAACAGCTTTGGATTCTGAAAAATTGGGTTTTGAAACATTTGTTGTTTTGGATGCTATGAAAGCTATTTCGGACGAAGGAGAAAAAATTGCAATGCTTGAATTAAATAAAAATAACATAAAAATTATTCAATCTTCCGAATTATTAACACAATAGACAGAGGCATCATGAATATATAAATAAAACATATTCATGAAAAGAAAATTTAATTTTGTTTATCTAACTATCTGTAAATCCAATGGCAAGTGTTATGTGGGAAGCCATTGTACGGATCGGACGGATTTAGATGTTAACAGATATTTTGGAGGAGGGGATTTATTTAAAATAGCTTTTAGAAAATACGGAAAATCGAAATTTCTTAGAATTATTTTAAAACAATGCGATGATATTATTGAAGCTAGAAATTTAGAAAGACATTATATTGATCTATTTGAAACTCTACGTCCGAATGGATATAATATAAGCCCATCTGGCGGGATGGATAGAGGAATGTTTGGAAATCATTCAGAAGAATCCAAATTGCAGATGAGTCAATCAAGGATAGGACAAGAACCATGGAATAAAGGAAAAACGGGGGTTTATATAACTTCGGAGGAAACTAAGAAAATATTGAGGGACAAAAATTTAGGGGAGAATAATGCTATGTATGGGAGAAAAGGAAAAAACTCACCCATATATGGAATCAAGAAATCCCAAGAACATCGAGAAAATCTGGGTAAAGCTAAATTAGGTAATAAAAACCCAAATGCGGGGCAATATGAAATAATTGATCCCTATGGTAATAAATTTTTAGTTTTGTCGGCAACAGATTTTATAAATGAACATCCAGAATATGGAATTAATCGTCATTTTTTATATTCAGCTTCAAAGACAAAAAAACCAAATCATAAAGGATGGAAGGTAATAAAAATACAGGATTAATTGATTGCAATTGTTTACCTATTTTAGTTGGTGATAAATTTCGGGTTACTAAGCATCAAAATGAATGTTGTAATCATTGGGTTATTTGCGAAGTAAAAGAAGATTTGACTTGCCGATGCGGGTATGGATTGTTTTCGGTTGAAACCGGTGAATTAATCTCCAATGCAGCAATAGCAAATTATCGAGTATGATAGAAATCGATCTTAAAACTGAGTTTCCGCCCAAGTGGATTGGTGTTAGATTCAACGGATCCCGAAAAATGGTTTATCGAATTGATGGAGAGATGGGGTTGGTATTCCACATGAATAAAATTACTGGAGAAAGCGATCACAGGTGGGAACATTTTACAAAATTTATAGATAGCAAAACTTCAAAATCACAATAACATGAATCAGACAGAACAATCAATTTATAATTTTAAAAAAGGGGATCTAATTACTCGCCTTAAACCGATGGTTGATGGAGATGGATTTAGAGATTTTTCTCTTGTTGGAACAGAAGTTACCTTTATTGGGATCGCTAATGCCTGCATTTATCTTTCAAAAAGAGCTGATTTCTTTTCTCAAATGCTTTTAGGATTAGCTGTTTCTCAGGTTAAAATTCCTCTGGAATTGGGGCAAGATGGATGGGCATTTTATGTCAAACCCGATTTCCTGGAAGATCAGGATCCTACCGAATTTACGGATCAAGGTATGGTTGAAGCTGAAATCCAGAAAGCTATTGAAAAGGAAGATTATATGAGAGCAGAGTATCTTAAACAAAAGTTAGAAGAACTTTTAAAAAAGAATAAAGATGGAAAATGAAATTGAAGGTTCTATTATAGTTGAACCAAACCCAGAATTGGTTCTTTATGCTGTAAGAAGTCAGCAAGGTCAGTATTTTCGTGCTAAGGGTTATCAAGGATATGGTGAAAGTTGGGTAGATACTCTCCAGGAAGCTAAAATCTATGGCAAAATAGGTATGGCAAAAAGACAAGCCACTTATTGGGGAGCTCATTTTCCTAAATACGGAACTCCGGATGTTATTAAATTAACACTAGGCTCCATGGAAGTAATTGATCAAAAATCTCGTGTAGAAAAATTCAAGCTTAAAAAAGCTCAGGAAGAAGCTAAAGAAAAGGAAAGAAGAGCTAAGGAAAGAATAAAAGAAGCTCATGCAGATATTGCTAGGGCTAAAAGAGATATGGAAAATGCTGAAAAGGAGATTCAAAAAATAGGGGAACATTTTCGAAATCCCAAACTTTCTTTTAACCCCTATGATCCTAGCGAAGACATCGAATTAGATTAAAATAGTCTCAAAAATATTTTTTACTTTGGATTCTTTTTTGTATATTTGCTTAAAGAATATACAATGAAGACCCTTGTTATACATCCTAAAGATTCCACAACTGATTTTCTTTCAGCTATCTATGCTGACAAGGGTTGGGATGTAATCAATACTAATGTTTCAAAAAGTTATTTATGCAGTCAGATCAAAGATCATGACCGCATAATCTTGATGGGCCACGGAACGGATCAGGGGCTTATTGGTTACAATCATTATGTTATTGATTCACGTTTTGTATATCTTCTTCGTGACCCAAATAAAACTTATATCTTTATCTGGTGTAATTCTGATTTATTTGTTCAAAAATATAAACTTAAAGCTTTTCATACGGGAATGATCATTTCTGAATATGAAGAGGCCCTTATGTTTTGTATTCCCACAACTTCAGCAGACTTGGATCATTCAAACAAAATTCTTGCTACAGCATTTAGACATTCTATAGATAGCAAAGATATGCTTGGAGATATGAGGCTTTTTTATGCTGGGGTTAGTCCTGTTGTTCAATTTAACCAACATCATTTTTATGATAACCGCTAACATATCTCAATATGTAGGAATGGATGCAGAACATTATTACTGCACATGGAAAGAAGTTGAAGAAAGTTTTCCTCGACCCAACTCAGGAGGTTCTCATGGAACTCAAGATCTCAAACATTCCTTAACTTATGCACAAGCTTGTGCATTATCTAGAAAGGACCACTATCGCTGGGAGGAAGGAACAAAAACCAATAGATTTGATACAATTGAAGAAATTCATGAGGAACTTCAAAACCAATTTCCCAATCAAACGATTGTAACCTACGAGGATGGCCAATTTTATAAAGACATGCTTTATATAAAAGATGGCGTTAATCTAGGAATCAAAGCATTTGGAGAAGTGTGGGTCAATTGTCCCCAATCGGTTTATACAGATCTTCTTCCAAAAGAAGGTATAAAAATTAAATGTTGTGACTGCGGTCATGAATATACTCTTGATGAGGTAACTACTGAAAGAGATTGGGCGGGGAGAGGATTAACTCAGTTTATTCGTAAGCGAGATATGGATGACCCCTGCTGCGATTATTTTGATCTCATTTGGAATGTTATATTGTAAATATTTTTTTATTCAAGATATTTGTTGTACATTTACGATATGAAAAAATTAGCATTGATTCTTTTCTTTTCTCTGGCGCCTTTAATCTGCTTTAGTCAGGTTAAAACATCAGGCACTTTTGAAACAGGTTACGAATATCGAAGAACAGTCATTTATCTTGATCCGGAATTCCAGAGAAATACTGGCTGGTTTCCAATGTATGAGAGAGGGCCTTTTTACGGACATTTTTATGCTGATGCTGAATTGGAAGGTTTTAAACTTTACACATCAGACAAAACTTGGTTCAACAAGGATTCTCAAATTTACTTTAATCCGCAGGCATCTGAATTCATTATCGGATTATCATACAGCCATAATAAAATAAGTACCGGGTATGAGCACATGTGTACTCATTCATTTGAAGCACAAAAATTTTCGGATTTTTACGATAGAGTTTACATAAAATTTAAATTATTCTAATGAAAAGAGCTTTAAAAATAACTTCTTGGATAGTTGGAATATTAACTTGCATTGTCGTTCTCATGCTGGTCATTGCAATGGTTTATGATGTTCCTCTTGGTGGTTTATATGAAGACATTTTTAAACCCATTTTAGTTATTTGGGTAGCAAGTGTTCTGGCATGGTTATTGATCTATGTTCCGGGAACTTTCAATGGAAAATTTGACAACCTATTATGAAATTATCTCTGCGAAATATAAAAAGAAGGTTACGTATCTGGTATAAAAGACAGTGGCCTCACAATATTTGCAAACTTTTTAATGATGCTTATCGTTATTTTGGAACATAATCTTAATCTATGAATATACAAACCATATCAATCGTAGTCCCAACAAAGGGATGTGTGAATAACTGCAAATTTTGTTGCAGCAAAATGCATGACTGTCCTTATGAAAATCATTGGGATGAGGTAGGAATGATGGATCGTATTAAGTATGCTACCATGAATGGAGTCAATACCTGCATTCTTACAGGTACCGGAGAAGCGATGCAGAACATTCCATTTTTGGAAAAACTATCAAGTTTATTTCATCAGATGGATCGGCCATTTCCAAATATCGAACTTCAGACGACCGGAGTATTTTTGCAGAAGGAAGAAATCAAATCAAAGTACACTTTTGGCAAATATCCATATCTGGAATTATTGAAAATGCTAGGGGTCAAAACCATTAGTCTTTCGGTTGCAAATGTCTGCGCAAATGGAAAAAACATGGAAATCATCGGAGTAAAACCTGCTCTCCAATTTAAACTTGAAGAATTAATCCCTCTTATAAAAGAACGGGGCTTTAATGTTCGTTTGAGCCTTAATATGCTAAACTATTATGATCACCTTACCCCTCTAATGCTTCTTCAAAGATGTAAGGAACTTGGAGCAGATCAGGTTACTTTCAGAAAAATGTACAGGGGTCAAGCTGATACAGAGGAGAACTTTTATGTTTCAGATAATAAATGTTTGGACTCAACCCTCGAAAACATAAAGAAATATGTAGAAGGAGTTCATACAGTAAATTTTGCAGGTTACCGAACAGATCTTGAGGGTCATGGGACATTTCTTTATCCTCTCCCATTCGGCGGAAAAGTTTATTCAATAATGGGGATGTCAACGGTTATGGATGACGATTGCATGTCAAAAGAAGCCGGCGAAGCCCTTAAATATATCATCTTAAGAGAAAACGGAAAGCTTTATTCTCGCTGGGATGACGAAGGTAGTTTAATCTTTTAATCACTTAAAAATAAAAATTATAAAAAAGTTATTTATCATAGGGGTAATAATTAGAATGACTTTATCATGCTTCGGGCAGGAAGATTATATTGTTTCTTCTAGTTGTTTTATACATTCAAATATGGGGGAACCCTTTACAGTTTTAGGGTCTTTGGAAAAAGGGTCTCATGTCGGAGTTATTTCATTGGATTCTCTTTTTAATTCAACTTTTAAAAGTTGGGATGTTTATTGTAAAATAGTAGACCCCAGTGCTTTATCTAAATATGGATATGTATTAAGAGAAAAAGTATCTTCTAAATTGGACCTTCAAAAAGAATTAAAATTACTTCAAAATAGGGTAGAGGCTGTTGACAAAGCATATAAACTTCATAATGCTAATTTAATCAAAAAATATGGTTCTGTTAATGGAAAAATGATAATAGAAGGAAAAATCTGGATTGGGATGACGGATAAAATGTGCAGAGAAAGTTGGGGTTCCCCCGATGAAATAAACAGCAGCACTTATTCTTTTGGAGTTAAAGAACAATGGGTATATGGAAGCTCCTATGTTTATTTTGAAAATGGTATTTGCTCTTCATTTCAACAAACAACTAGATAATTTTTTGTATAAATCATTGTCAAAAGCGTAGATATATAAAAATAAAACGCTATGATAATCTATAGAACAACTAATTTAATCAATGGAAAAATTTATATAGGAAAGGACAAAAAAGAAAATCCCGCTTATTATGGTTCCGGCATTGTTCTTCGTCAAGCGATAAAAAAATATGGCAAAGAAAATTTCAAAAAAGAAATTTTAGATAAATGCAGTACTTCGGAAGAACTCAATGAAAAAGAAATTTTTTGGATTAATAAGTTGAAATCATGCAACAGAAAAATCGGATATAACAAAAGTTTAGGCGGGGATGGATTTTCGGGTATGCTCCCCGAAACATTTGAAAAAATTCGATTAAAAAATATTGGTCAAAAAAGAACAAAGGAAACAAAAAATTTGCAAAGTGTTGCATCAAAAGATAAACCCAAATCTGAAGAACATAAAAAAGCATTATCTAAAGCTTGGGAAAAAAGAAAAATCGAAAAACCGCATACTCAAGAAACTTTGGATTTAATGAGTAAATCTATGATAGGAAAAAATGTTGGAAAGTATGTGAAAATATATCAATTTAAAGGACCAGATGGAAAAATACATCAAACCGATGAGGGATTAGTTAAATTTGCAAAATCTATTCATAAACATCCTATTTCATTCAGGGATTTAATACAAGGAAAAATTAAAGAATATCATGGTTGGACATATTTACAAACTATAAAAGAATAAAATATGAATCAAATTATTAAAAGCATCCTAGATAATGACCTTTATAAATTTTCGATGCAATGCGCTGTCATGCTACTTTTCCCAAGAGCTAAAGTTCGTTATAAGTTAATAGTTAGAACAAAGGTTGAATTCCCCGAGGGTTTTGCGGAAGAATTGAGAGAACAAATAAATAGCATGAGGAATCTTAAACTTGGCGTAGAAGAAAAAACATTTTTCTCTTCTAGATGTAAGTATATGAATCCAATGTACTTCGATTTTCTCGAAGGCTACAGATACAATCCTTCTGAGGTTGGGATCATTCAAAATGGTGGGGATCTTCAAATAAACATAGAAGGTTACTGGTATCGCACCATTCTCTGGGAAGTTCCTTTGATGGCTCTTATTTCAGAGTTATACTTCAAAATGACATTTCATTCAATTTATGATGAAACAACTCGTCATGATCATAATCAGAAAAAAGCAGCCCTTTTTAATTACAGCAATGTTAAGGTAGCTGATTTTGGAACTAGAAGAAGATATTCTTTCGACATCCAAAAAGAAATGGTAGAGGATCTTAGCCAAAGAATGAATTCCGGCTTATTCGTTGGAACTTCAAATGTATTTCTTGCCTACAAATATAATTTAACTCCAATAGGCACTGAAGCTCATGAATGGTTTATGTTTCATGCCGCAAAATATGGTTTCCAGATGGCAACCGAGCTGGGACTTAAACATTGGTCAGATGTTTATCAAGGTGATCTTGGAACAGTTCTCTCGGATACATTTACTACGGATGCTTTCCTGAAATCTTTTGGAAAGAAATATTCAAAACTTTATGATGGACCTCGACAGGATAGCGGAACAGAAATTGTAATTGCTCAGCAATTCATTGATCATTATAATAAAATGGGTATTGATCCTCTTTCGAAAACCATAGTTTTCTCCAATGCATTAACTCCTGAAAAAGCTATCGAAGTAAACAAATGGTGCAACGGACAAATCAAATGTTCATTTGGAATTGGAACCAATTTAAGTAATGATATTGGAGCAGTTCCGCTGAATATGGTTATTAAGATGTCTGCTGCAAAGCCAGAACCAGAAGACGACTGGATTCCTACTATTAAACTTTCTGATGATGCAGGTAAACATACCGGAGATGAGAAAATGATTGAAGTTTGTAAATATCAACTTCATATAAAATAAATTTTTTTCCTACGGTTTTTATTTGTACATTGCGAGTCTAATACTTAATTTATGAAGTATCCCGAAATAGTTGCCAAAACAAAACTTCTTTATACCGGAGGCGGTGTTCCACTTATCAAACCCGGAGTCTTCACAGACGAATTTATCGACGAACAGATTACTTTAGTAATGGATGAAAAGCTTCTTTCTGAAAGAGAAATAGATGCTATTGTTCGTTATTGTGTTGATAATAATCTTAATAAAGAGGATAGTGAAAAGCAACTCATGAAATTCCTCAATTGGAATTGCAAACCAGATGAAAAATTCTGGAGAGAAAGCGGTTCCATCATAATCAAAAAGGAATATTTCAAAACTTGTTCTGGGGAATCGGGAAAAATTCCATGGAATGCTCTTGGATGGGACGATGTTTTTGGGCCAGAAAGACATGAAACATTTTACAAGCAAAGGAGTTTAATATATGGTTTGGATAATGCCATCAAAACTCTAAGAGAACTCAGGAAGCAGAAGACTACCCTAAAGTCTCAGAATTCTTACATGTTTAAAAGTGCGGATGAGTATATCAAGGCTATTGAAAATGCCAAAAAAACCATCGAAGCTGATGCTATTAAATTTTATAGGGATCCAAATCATTCATTCCAGGATCGTTTGAGTCTTTTTAACATGCTTGGCAAATCGGAGACCTATATCTTCCATCCTAAACATAAAGGATTGGATAAAATATTTGAGATTCACCAGGAACAAGGATACGTCGAAAGACATCAAAAATATTACTGCTGGGATGTTATCGAATGGTGGATGAATCAGATGCTGGAAGGAAGATGCAAAATTGACTATTCAAGAAATCAGTATCACCCGGATCTTAAGCAAAAGAAAAGAAATTATGTTTCTTCTCAGGCAGCTATTGATAGGCTTTACAATTACTATCTAAATCTTCTGATTGTTGAAGGAGTTAGTGAATTTATATTTGACTGGTAATGAAAACAAAAACAATCACAGTTTGCGATGCAATTCATATAAACGTACTTTGTGCGTATAATGATTATGCAGACATAAAATGCGGAGGTTCCCCAACATTAGGGTATGACTTTTTTGTCTCCCCAGATGAAGACAAACTCGCAATGACAAAATTTATTAAGAAATGTCTAAAAGAATATCAGAGACCATTTATCGGACTTGATTATGATATTAAGAAAGATTTCAAAATCGATAATCTCTGGACAAAAGAAGAAATTGAAGAATGTATTAAACAACACGCCGTATGTTAAAAAAGTATCGGGTTATCAGAGATGTAACCTACAATGAATGTTCCTGGTTAGACCGGGATTTTATCGAAGGAGAAATCCTTTATGAATACACAGGTTATACCTATGGCTGCATAAGCTCTAATGGTATTGCTTTAACCGAAAGCCAAGATGGTGGAGAACCATTTTTCGAATTTCCGTATAATGCAGTGGAGGAAATGTAATATGAAAGAAGAAAAAACTGAAGACCCAACAAGTGAATTTGATCCTCTAGGACACTTATCTGGATTTGCTACAGCTAGAACTCATATTGAGATCTTAACGGTTCTCAAAGATAATCTCGATCAATTCTCTAAAGATCATTTTACCTGGAAAAGAATATCTATCGTTGATCTAGGGAACCTGGACAAGATAACTTATGAAGTTTATTTTGATGGAGAACTCTTTTCAACTTATGCCGTTCCATTCGAAAAAATGCTGGTCTTAATAGTTGAAGCTCTTGAAACCGGATACAGATTAGGCGGTAAAACGATTATGAATTTAGTTATTGACAGCATGAAAACTCCCGGAAAATGAAAAAATTTCTATTACTTTTTATAATTATTCTCTTCTTTAGTCAATGCCAAATTAGTGTTAGGACTAGAGAAGCTGCTGCTCAAGATGCAATCGGTTCTCCCGAATATCAGGATCATCCTGCTACATCCTGGACAGTTCAAAAAGATGATGTGACCTATCGAGTTTTTTCCTTTGGAACTGGCTATAATAGCGCTGCTATTTATGTTGTTAATGTAACCAAAGAAAGACTTGAAATAGAAAAACTCAAATTGGAAATCGCTAAAATAAGAGGATACTAATATGAAAGCAAGCGAGTACATAAACAAAAAACCGGAGCTTCAATATAAAGAACCAAAAAAGAGGTTCTTTACAGGAGACAATGTTTCAAAGATTATTGGAAATATGGTCTCTCTTGTGATAGTTTTTCTTTTGCTATCTACCGGAAAATGGGCTATGGAATTTATGATTGATCACCAGCCAGTTAAATTAACACAGGCTCAAATTGATAGTGCTGTTGTAAAACTGGTAAAACCTGATACTGTTCGCATTGTAAAACCAGACACTCTTACCATTCCGGTTGAATACAAATATGTTGACTCTCGTTTTACAAGTAACGGGGACACAACTTATTGGTTTCTTACAGGTCGTTTGTTTGGCCCAAATGATTATTCATATGGAATGACACGAGTAATAAAGCTTCCCTATTCTCATTTTGATTTTTATCAAGCCACTCAAATGATTATTAAAAGGGATTCCAAAGCCAATGATGCTGTTATTGAATATTTTTCTCAGATTTCCAAAGCAACTTTTATTAGTTACAACAAATATGCAAAACATAGTTAAAATGAAAAGAAACTTAACAATTTTATTCCTGTTTATCTCTCTGAACCTATTTGCTCAGAAATCGATATTGGATACAATTCAAATAAAAGAGGTAGTTGTTACCGGATCTCATACAGCTTCAAAGGAAACTCCTTTCACAGTTCAAAATCTTGATTCTAAGGATATTAGTTTGAGATGCATTGGAGCAGAACCTGCTACGGTTTTATCCTCCACTCCCTCTGTTACCTTTTATTCAGATAATGGTTCTGGAACGGGCTATAATTATTATCGTCTAAGAGGAATCGATCAGACTCGTATAAATTCCACTCTTAATGGGGTTCCTCTTAATGAACCGGAAGACCAGGGAATTTACTACAATAACTTTGGCGGATTTCTAAATGCTGTTTCTGGTATACAGATAATTAGAGGTGCTGGGCTTTCCAAGCCCGGGGTTTCTTCTTATGGTGGAAGCATTGATTTTACATCTCTTGAATTCTCTAAAAAATGGAGTGGAGTTGCTCAAGTTACCGGAGGATCTTACAATACTCGACAAATAAACGGTCTTATAAATAGCCCCAATTTCTTTCTTCAGTTTAATAAAAGCTATACTGATGGATACAAAGAAAGATCCCAAAATAGCACTAATTCAGCATTTTACGGAGGAAAAATATCTAAGGGAAATAATGAATTTAAACTCTATGGCTTTGTAGGAGAACAGGAAAATGGTATGGCCTGGATGGGGGAACCGCTTGACAGTATAAAGAAAAATCCCAGATATAATTCTAATACTGATAAAGAAGTCGATCATTTTTTAGAAGTTCACAATCAGCTTAATTGGAAGAATGGAATTGTTCAAGCTACAGTTTATCACACTTACTTAGATGGATGGTATACAACTGATATGGGGCATTTTGACCCTTCCCATAAAATGGGGGACTTGATTAATAAATTAGCTCTTAAATCTAATTGGTTTGGAACAAATTTAAATATCCAACCAAAATTAGGATTTCTTTATACCAACTTTGGATTAAGTGCTTACACGTATACTCGCGATCATGCAGGATCTTATAATAAATACAATCCAGCGGAACCTTGGTATTATTCTTATAACAACTCAGGAACTAAAAATGAATTTGCCCCTTATGCAAAAGCCGAAATAAAACTTGGAGGATTTGCTATTTATGGGGATGCTCAATACCGATTATCCAGTTTTTCTTATAGTGGATTGATGCCATTCGAAACTCAAAAATATAAATTCTTCAATTGGAGTGGCGGTATGTCCATGTCAACTGGCAACAAATCCTCAGCTTATTATGGGGTTGGTTTAACCCACAGAGAACCTTCAAGGTCTGATATGTTTGCAGGGATTGACGATTTGGATACTTCCATGATAGTCAACATATTACCAGAACAGGCTTTAAGTAATGAGCTTGGATGGAAATATAGGGATGGCGATATTGCATTCAATGCAAATCTTTATTATATGGACTTTAAAAACGAGATAGTTCTTAATGGAAAAGTGGGCCCAAACTCTTTACTTCTTCACCAAAATGCTGCTAAATCTTTTAGAAGCGGACTGGAAATAGATGCTTCATGGAATATAAATCCATTATGGACCTTATCTACGACTAACTCATTCTCCTACAATCGAATAAAACAAAATGGAGAAACATTTCAGCCAGTTTTAACTCCTTCAATAATGCTAAGTGGAGACATCATGTTTAATGTATGTAGGAGCGTGTATACGGGACTCAATGCAAGTTACATCGGTAAATCTTACATTGACTTTTCGAATGAGCACCAATTACCCTCCAATACCTCAGCAAACATTTATGCAGGGGTCAATTGGAAACAGTTTTCAATCCGAGGAGAAATCTATAATATTTTGGATCAGGTTAGTTTTGCCAGTGCTGTTATGTCCGGATCAGAACCAAGATACTTCGTACAATCCAGAAGAAGCGGGATATTATCATTAACCTATAAATTTTAAAATCATGTTAGACGCATCAGGTCCAGCAAAAGAAATCAAGCCGATATTACCGAAAGAAATAGACGATGCTAAATCGGCAACAGTCCATCCAAAGCTTATTGAAGCTGCCAACAATCTGATTGTTAAGGAATGGAATGGATATAGTGCTAATTTCAAGTTGAAAGAATTGGTTGCTGAATTTGTCAGGATTACTGAAGATGAGGTAACTGAATCTGCTAAAAGTCGGGTTTATAAAGACCAGAATTTGAATATTGAAGATATTTTCCGTAAAGCTGGATGGAAAGTCAATTATGACAGTCCAGGTTACAATGAAAGCTACGATGCTTATTTTGAATTCACAAAAAAGAAAAAATCATGAATGCAATGACAATTGGAATGTTTGGAACCTGCGGTGGTTCAAAATGGAGAGATCGTTTTATAAAAGAATATCAATCTCAGGGTATACCTTTCTTTAATCCTCAGAAGGATAATTGGAAACCTGAAGATGCAATAACAGAAGCAGAACATCTGGCCAATGATAGAATTATGCTATTTCCAGTTACTGATGAAACTTATGCTTTTGGGAGTCTCGGAGAGGTTGGCTTTTCTATTCTGAATGCCCTCAAACTTAATTCAAATAGGGAAATAATCGTAATGATCGATCCTGAGGTCAATGTTGAACACGAGAATGCAGTACTTGCAGAGATCATCATGTATGATGCCCAGAAAAAAGATAGCTTGAGAGCAAGAAAGCTTGTAATGGAGCATCTCCGCAAAATTAGTCATCCAAATGTTTATATGGTAGACAACCTTGCAGACATGCTTTGGCTTAGCATAGATCTTTACAATCTTCAGATTCTTAAAGATTCTGCCAGAAAAAAATACGCAATATAATTTTTTATTCAAGGAATAATTAGTACATTTGGATATGAAAGAAATTGAAGGCAATCTTATTGCTTTAATGAAAGAGTTTAAATTCCAGGTTATGGCTCATGGTGCAAATTGTTTTTGTACGATGGGTGCTGGTATAGCTAAGCAGGTAAGGGAAGAATTTCCAGAAGCATGGGAAGCTGATCAGAAAACAATCAAAGGAGATATTACTAAGCTTGGCAATTATACTTTTGCCGACTATCGCTGGAATGGCCAATTTGCTTTCAGAGTGATAAATGCTTACACACAATATGGTCACAATCCTCTTGAAAAACCTTTCGATTATGAAGCTTTCACACTTTGCATGAGAAAGATCAATTTTAATCATAAAGGAATGACAATAGGCTTGCCTCTTATTGGTGCAGGTTTAGCCAGGGGTAATTGGGCAAGAATTGACCAAATCATCAAGGATGAATTAAAAGATATGGATGTTACCATTGTCAAATATGTTCCTTATGGTGCTGAAAATGCCAATAAAATCAATCAACTTTTGAAAAGCTTTGATGATGGGCAGACCAAGTAAATATCCTCGATTCGTTATGATGATGCAAGATGGCAAGAAAGGATGTGCCATGATATTGCAGAGAAATGATGATTATGGAACACGAAGACCTGAATGGGAATATTGGAGGGATGGGGGTGAATGGGGAATCCATATTCGAGAGGAAAATGGAAAACTGGTTTCAGATGCAAAACGTTATGGCGAGGATCTTCAATATTTGGATGGACAAGAATTAATTCCGATCACTGAAGCCGAATGGAAAGAAGATAACGGACGATATGCTAGAAGTTTAAAAACCCACAAAAAAATAAAGACCGATGAACTTCCTTATTAGTCTTATAATCATTATCATTGCTATAGAATTCATTTACAAGCCAAGATTAGACTTGACCGTAAATAAAAATTTAATTCTATGGTATGGGAGAAAAAAGAGAACCCCTATAATTTTACACTGTTTTTAAAATGGACTTTGAAAGACATACAGAAGACCCTCTAAAATCGATGGGTATTGGAGTTGATGCTCGATTAAAAGATCTAGGGTGTAAATTCGTACGTACTCAGCATGGGGAGCCTATTTTTGTTAAAGGGGATGATCCCCAGACAACTGTTTCGGTTAGACCTGTAAATTGGAATGCTGAACAATTAAGAGCTATAGCAGATTATTTAGATGCTCATCCTGAAGCTAATAAATGTATTGAGGTTATAGGGGAAGATAATTCCGCATTAAATGCACTGAAAAAATATACTCAAGCTTGCTCCGCTGGTCTTGGATGAAATTAATGATGAACTGGATGCATTTGGAAATTGATAAATTATGATAAAAGGATTTGCACCCTTATGTCCTTTATGAAATAGCCAAAAACTTTATTTATTTTCGGATATATAAAATAAAAACAATGTATATTCCGGAATTTGAAACAATTAAAATTGAAATTAATAATTATCAAAATAGGGGATTTTTCTCTAAACTTTTAAATAAGGAGGTACGGGTAGGAGAAATTGTTGATGTTCATTGGTTATTATTGAGGAAAACCCATTATCGAAGAAATAAGATAAAGATAAAATGTGATGGGTGTTCTTCTATAATAGAAAGAGAAATTAGGCATTTAAATATAAATAATTTTAATCATTTTTGCAAAAAATGTTCTAAAATAGGGAATAAAAATCCTGCATTTGGAAAACCCCAACACCCAAATATTGCAAAAGGGTTAAAAGATTTTATGGATGAATTTGGAAATCCGTCTACATGGGAATCAACAAAAGAAAAATTAAGGGAAAAAAGAAAATTACAGGTGATGCCCAAAGGCTGGCATGCATCGGAGGAGACAAAAAAAAGAATGAGTGCCGGAATTAGATTAGCTTATAAAGAAGGGAGAATTTCGCCTTCTAAAAAATGGGGAAATTCAAAAATATTATTTTATAATGAAATTGGTTATCAAAGTACTTATGAATTAAAATTTTTAAAATATTGTGAGGGAATAGGAATATTTGATAAAATTGAAAGGGGGCCTAAGATTCAATATATCGGATTAGATGGAAAATCGCATACATATTTTGTAGATTATAAATTAAAAAATAGCAATAAAATTTTTGAAATAAAAAGTTCTTATATTTATAATAAACACCCTAAAATAACAGAATTGAAAAAAGAAGCAGCTTCTAAATTATATGATTATTATCTAATTATAGATAATAATTTTAAAAATCTAAATTTATGATTAAAGGATTTGTTTGTGGGAAATGGAGTCCATTTCACAAGGGACATGAAGCATTAATTGATTATGCTAAATCTAATTGTGATCAATTAACTATTTTGATCACAACTCTTCCTGATGAAACTATTCCATATAAATATCGTCTTAAATGGATTCTTTCCACTTATCTTGATGATCCTAAAGTGGATATTTTGGCAGACGTAATAGAAGAACCTGATATTCAAGGTGATGCTCTTTCAGGATGGTGGGGAAATTATGTAAAGTCTAAATATGGCCAATTTGATCGAGTATTCACTTCAGAAGATTATGGAGATGTGTTTGCTAAATCAATGGGAGCTGTTCACTGGAATTTTAATCAGGGCCGAACCATTGTTCCTGTAAGTGCTACTATAATTCGAAACAAACCATTTAAATATTGGGACTACATTAATAGTTTTGCCAAAGATTATTTCGTTAAGAAGATTGCTATTGTTGGAACTGAATCAACTGGTAAGACCACAATGTGCAAGAGATTAGCAGAAAAATATAATACGGTTTGGGTTCCTGAAATGGGTAGAGAATTAGTTCCGGATACCAGAAAATGTACCGTAGATGATCTTAAATTGGTTGCTTCGGAACATGCCAAAAGTATTATCAGACATACTCGTTTAGCTAACAAACTTCTTTTCATAGACACGGATGTTAATATCACTAAGAGTTATTCTGAATTCTTATTTGGCAAATCTCTTAAGGTTGAACCCTGGGTAGAAAAAGCAAACGATGTAGATTATTACATCTACTTATCCCCAGATGCCCCGTATGTGAATGATGGAACTAGAATCGAAAAAGATAGAAGAGACGAACTCGATAAGAGCCACCATAAAATGTTAAATAGAAAATTATTACATGAATTTAGGTGGAATTCAGGAGGATATAATGAATTTACAGCTGAACAAAAATACGAAGAAAGATTCAAAGAAGTAACATATCACTTGAATCAATTCATTTATACATTCCAAGATTAATGCTGGAATTTCCATTACCTGATCCTGAGAATGACGATCCATTTGGGGTAAAAGATTTGATGGATCAATTAAGGAAGGATGCGCCTAATCTCTCAGAAGAAGAATTTGATAGAAGACAATCGGAATTACTTGATATAGCGGGGTTTAGAAAGGTTCAGGAACGCCCGGATTTAATGAATGGATGGGTTGAACCAGATGGAACTTTTCATAGATTGCTTAAACCAGATTGGCATGAAATGTGGTCTCTTGAGAAGTTTGGTATAAGACACAGAGAATTAATGTATAGGGGATGGGTTAAAGTTACCCAATGGGATAGGCAAGATAAATCCGTTGGCATGTATTTTACAGAACTCACTCCAGAACAAGAAAATAAATTAAAGGAACTAAACGTTAGATTTTCAGAAATTTCAAGATTTTATTAATATGAGCAAAAAACACACAGTTTCTATCGAATCCCATAGCGGGATGGATAAAAGATTTGAAATGAATTTCCCAGGAGACTTACTGGTTTATGTTGATTACGATGATGTAGATCATGACTCCGTAGATGCTGCTGTTAAAGCATTAAAAGAAATTGTTGAAAAACATTGGGATGAAAAGGTATTCAAAAAATACTACATCAAAGAAGTAATGATCAGATGGGGAGAAAATGAATATGATCTTCAAGGAGATTATGAAGGCGGGTTAGAAGAATATCTATCCGACCACAATTTTTCCGAAAAAGAGATAAAAGAAATCATTGAAGACTATCCCCCGGCGCTGTGTCCCGGATGAAATTATCTGAATTGATAAAACTTTTCGTCGCTATGTCCATATTATAGACCTAATGCTTTAAAAATGCCCGAGAGAGGTTTGGTTACACAAAGTGGAAAATCATATAATTATCTGGAAAATATAATTTTTCAGGATGGAGATATTTTAATAACGAAAAATGAGTTTCCGTCTAAGGATGCTATAGTTCTTTTTCTAATCGAGTATCTGGAAGAATGCATGGAAGAGGTAAATAGTCACAGTCAGCAAAATATAATGTTTGTTCTTAAGACCTGGTTTCGATTATTTGACCGATCGGATCTACAAGAATATGATGTCCAATATATGTATCAATTATATGATGACTTTATAGTAGGAAATGAATTTCCCAAATTAAGCTTGGAGTTAGCGGGATCTTTTGTTACCGGAATTACTAAAATAAAAAATCAAGCTATAGAGTATAATTTTGGTCAATCGGGACGTATTTTCAGCTATAAAAAAATCACGGAAACTATTAGGGAAAGAATAGAGGATATAAAAAGGGGTCAAATCATAGATAAAATTCAGGATACCTCCTTTTCATTGGATGGAAATATAGGAATGGTTATTAAAAGTTCGACAGAAATTTGGATTAAATTTATTCTTTCTGAAAATTCTCGACCGTATAAGCCATATGACGATTTGGAAAATCTTATGCCTCTGAATAGTTGGTAATGTATTCGGGACTTATATATTGTGCTACCTCTCCTTCGAATAAAAAATATTATGGAAGAACCCGAAAATCTCTTCAATCAAGGATAAAGATCCATTTAAAAAATTCAAAGAATCAAAGATTTCCAAATGCTCTTCGAAAATATGGAAACTCCTCTTTTAAGTGGAATGTTATTGAGTCTTTCGAATTTGAATCAGAGAAAGAACTTGAAATAAAGCTCAATGAACGCGAAACCTTTTGGATTAAAACGGATAAAACACTAAATCCAGAATATGGATACAATATGACTGAGGGCGGAGATCGAGGCCCTGCGAAAGGGATAAAACACAAAAATCATACCCAACAGCATCGAGATCATATATCTGAAAGCAAAACAGGCATACCCATGGCCGAAAATACAAAAAAATTGCTTAGTTCTTTAAATATGGGGCATACAAGACAATCAAACGGTCTAAATTCTCAAAAAGGAAAGAAATGGATGATAAATCCAGATAGAACACAAAGATCCCTGATTAAAATAGAGGAAACTCAAAAATATCTGACGCTAGGTTGGGGTTTTGGAAGAAAACACATTAATAGATAATAAAACATACGTTCTTTGAACATATTTAAAATTTAAAGTGTAGTAAGTGATTTGCTTTACTTCGTACTAATTCTTGGCTTCGGTCAGGACTATGGGAGGATTCCCAGACACTATGTGATTATACTCATGTAAACGGCAAGTGACATGAGAAGCTTCGGCTTCAAAAAGGTCAGGAACTCAGAAAGGCTGGCAGGACGAATAAAATAAATCCTGTATCTGGGATGGTTTGGCAAGGTCCAGGTTTAAAAAAATCTTCTAGAGATAGGAACTCTTAAAAACGCGCAACACCGGATTCTCACTCAATTTTAATTATTAGCGATAACAAAACATATCTAGCACTGCTGCTCAACATCACAGTTCCTATTTGCGGTCATTATGGGGTGAATTAAATTCACGGACAGAAGATTACGTAGGGTTGAGCCCGCTAATAATATAATCAAAAGGATCCATAGTTGGTGTTTAGCATTGACTATGGATTTTTTGTGAATATATAAAATAAAACTATGTATTCAGGACTTATCTATTGTATTGTTTCCAAAGATGGAAAAAAGTATTATGGAAAAACTATTCAGCCTTTTAAAATAAGAATTAAACAGCATTTAAATGAAAAAAGGAATTGCAAAATTTCTAATGCTTTAAAAAAATATGGAAAAGATGAGTTCACCTATAATATAATAGAAAAATATGAATTCATATCAAGAGAGGAACTAATTGATAGACTTAATCAAAGAGAAATATATTGGATAGATAAGGATCAAACTCAAAAAAATGGATATAACATGACTCCAGGAGGGGATCGGGGGTCAGATACAAGAGGAATGGTAAAAGTTATAGATCCAAATTCAGGACAAAAATATTTTGTATCCACTAAAGATTCTAGATATATTTCGGGACAATTAATTTCTGCAATGAAAGGATTTTTATCTGTTAAAGATTTAGATGGAATAAGATACAGAATAAAAATTGATGACCCTGAATATTTAAAAGGAGTCTTAGTTTCTGTAAATAAAGGAATTGGAAAGGTTTCCGGAATGAAAGATAAAAAAATGTCGGAAGAGGCAAAAGAAGAAATCCGAAAAAAACGAGAAGGGACAAAACTTTCCGATATAACAAAATATAATATTAGTAAATCTAATTTAAATCATAAACGAATGTCAGGAGAAAAAAATTCTCATTATGGTAAAAAATGGATACTAAATCCTTCTAAAACTCAAAGAATTTTAATAGAAAAAGATAAAGCAGAAGAATATATTGCGTTAGGATGGGTTTTTGGCAGAAAAATAATTAATAAATAATCAAATATAAGTTCTTTTAAATCTATAGTAAGTTGGCGTGATACATCGTTCGAGGAGCAATCCTCACAATAAAAATTCTTGCGTAAGCAAAATCAAAATTGATTCTACGACGATTGTCAATACAGAGCAGGAATTTTCCCACTGGGTTCGACAGCGAAAGCTTCGGTAGTTAGGCGACTTAATCTCGTACTAACCATTTTCCTAGGACGTGACGATCAAGAGAAGTTAAACTCTTTAAAATCTCACCCCACAATTTTCTTGGATAACACTTAAAAGCCAGTAGGTCGCATAGCGTCCACTGGTTTTTTTATGGACTGTCGGAAAGCTCTTATTTTATCTTTAGCTTTATCAGAATGATGCTGAAGCCCCGTTTTTCCTTTATTCCACGGGGTTCTTCCTAGATATGGTTTTAATTGTTCGTCAGATAGTTTTATTCCTTTATTCCAAGGCGAAATTCCTTTTTTTGCATCTTTCATTTTATCTAAAGATTCCCCATTAAGAAAAGTATATCCTCCTTTTGGATGAAGATTATATCCATTGGGGAATAAGGTATTAAATTGATTAATATATCTTTCTTGAGCATCAAAAGCTTCTTGACGGGTTTCAAACCATTCTAATATTTCTTTAAAAAAGTTTTTCCTTTGATACTTTTTTATAGCATTTTTTAGATAGGGTTTTCCGCTCCCAATATAATGGCATCTCTCATTCAATGTTATTGTATGATCCCCAATATATTGTTTCCCTGTAATTAAATTAGTAGTAATATAAACGTAATGCTCTTTCATATTTTATATATCTCCGCATAGCGTCTAAATTTTTTATTTTCAAATTTAACGAATTAATTGAGATATTTTTCGTATATTTGTCTATAATAATTATGAACGACTTTTTAAAATCTGGCTTTAATCTAAAGAAAACTTCAGGAAGAACCTTTCTAACTGATAAGAGAACTGTTTGTATCAAACATCAGGATGGTCATGTAACTGAACATCGAGGAATTAGTGATCCGTGGAGATATATTGCTAAAGTCAAAAAAGAAATGGGCGTACAAGACGCCTGGATAAAAGACGAATAATGAATTTCACAAGAGGCGGCGACGTCAAAGAAACCCTAGGTATTGGTCGAGATGCAATTCTAAAAGAAATTGGGGGAGTTGTAATAAATGATAAGGGTCAAATTGAAAGATGGAGAACCACTGAGAAATGGGATGCTACGGGGTTACTTTCTGGATTGGAAGATTTGGAAAAGGAGGAGAAAGAACTTGCAGAAAATGATTTTAGAAAGAAAAATGTCATAATTGGAGTTAGTGATGGGACTTTTACTATCCTACGAAACCGAATAAAATATGATGGCCCAGATAAAGGAGATGAAAAAGATCTAATTACAGTTCTTCTTGATTTACGAGATTGTTTTCGTAAATGGGGAATTGATAATGGTTTCTTTCCCTTCGCTAAAAAGGTAGCTGCTACAACTATTGGATTGGATCTTGTGTCGGTGGTCCCCATGTCTGCTCCATCAGGTCAATTGGCATATTTAGATTATGAATACGGCAAAAAGACTCTAGCAAAAAGAGTTAAGAAAATTTTCAAAAATATTTATTGGTTTTTCTACGTAAAAACAAGAAAATTTTACTATTTGTACTTGAATAAATACATCAATAAAAACAAACAAAAATAACTAATTCAAAAGTAAATTTTTTACACATTAATGGAAGAAAAAGATTCCTCTAAAGAGAGGCAGACTCAACAGCTAGAGCAAGTTGATTCTACCGAACCTCCCCTCGTCTGCTCTAACCAATCTCAGGTATTCAAAAACAAATTTTATCCTAATGCAACCCAACAAGAATGGGGTGACTGGAAATGGCAAATCAGAAATAGCATTACCAGCTATGAAGAATTAGCCAGAATTTTCGGTTCATCTGATTGCGAAGTTTCGGAAGATATAAATTTGCCTCTCAGAATTACTCCTTATTACGCCAGTACTATCAAGGATCCAAAAGGTCCGATTGGAAGATGCGTGATTCCCTCAAGCAATGAACTTATTGTAACAGAAAATGAAGAAAATGATTCTTTGCATGAAGAACAATACAGTCCTGTTCCGAATATCGTTCATCGTTATCCAGACCGTGTTCTATTCTTGACGACTGATTTTTGTTCATCCTACTGTCGTTATTGTACCCGATCTCACATGGTTTCTCATCAGGAGATAACCAAAAAATTATGGGATAAGGGTATCGACTATATTCGCCAACATCCAGAAGTAAGAGACGTTCTCTTATCTGGTGGGGATTTTTTAACAATGAGTGATGAATCTATTGAGTACTTATTGAAGAATATCAGAGCTATTGAACACGTGGAATTCTTACGTATTGGAACTAAAGTTCCGGTTGTACTTCCACAAAGAATAACTCCAGAACTCGTCAACATGCTCAAAAAATACCATCCATTGTTTATGAGTATTCACTTTTCTCATCCGGATGAATTAACTCCAGAAGTAAAAGAAGCTTGTGAAAGACTTGCCGATGCAGGTATCCCATTAGGGTCCCAAACTGTCTTGCTGAAGGGTGTTAACGATGATGTAGCGACCATGAAAAGTCTTATGCATGGTTTACTTAAGATCAGAGTTCGACCTTATTATATCTATGCGTGCGACCTCGTACCGGGAACTTCCCATTTTAGAACTACAATCAATACTGGGCTTCAAATTATCCAGGGATTAAGAGGTTGGACAAGTGGTTATGCAGTTCCGCAATTTGTTATAGATGCTCCTGGCGGAGGTGGAAAAATTCCATTACTTCCAGAGTATTTCTTGGGTATGGATGGAAACAAAGTAAGACTTCGTAACTACGAAGGAAAAGAGTTTATCTATACGGAATAACCTGTTAAAATATTGTTAAAAAAGATCCCAAATTATTTCATAGTTTGGGATTTTTTATGTACTTTTACTTTATGAACTTTCAAAGAATAGATAACGATCCATTAAGAACCCTCGACATAGGGAAAAGAGCTCTTAAAAAACAAAAGATTCAGAGTCTTATGTATAAAGAGGGATTTGTAACCCAAGGACAATTATGGATGGGCATGGGAAATATTATAGATCTCATCAAAGAAACTAAAGATGGTGAATATATTGAGATTTTTAAAGAAGATTTCTTACAATATTTTGCTATTCCAGTTAGAAAGGGTGAAAAATGGAGATGGGAACAATTATATGAAATCATACCCCAATTTCCGAATAAAGGGGTTTTTAAAGTTCATTCTAACGTAATGGAAATTGTTGCAGCTTTTGCAAAACTTTCATAATCCCGTTAAAATATTGTTAAAAAAGTCCTGAATTATTTTTTAGTTTGGGATATTTGTCGTACATTTACCGTATAAACCACAACCACTATGGAACTTATTATCGACAGACTCAAAAAAATCAAAGAATTAGCTGAACGTGGAGTAGAAGGTGAAGCCGCTGAAGCTAAAAGAAAACTGGCAATTCTGTTGATGAAATACGGATTGAAAATTGAAGATCTTGAAGATGTTAAAGTATATCAATACAAATTCAAATATATTACCATTCAGGAAAGACAGATAATTCTTCAGTGTATTGCTCAGGTAACTGATGATCCTGAACTTACATATTCACATTATAAAGACAAAAAGAAAGAATTCTTTGTTAAATTAACGGAATGGCAATATGCGGAAGCAAAAGCCATGATCGATTTCCATATCAAGTTATTCAGAAAAGAACTCAAAGCTCAGTTGGCTGCTTTAACCAGTGCATATTGTGCAAAGCATTCTTTATTTGCAGCTAGTGCAAAAAGTGGCGGATCAAAATTAACCCCCGAAGAATTAGCTCGTTTATTGGCAATCTATTCTGCTTTGGATGATAAAATTTTCAGAAAACAATTAGCATAATGTTCTCCAGAGAAATGACCCCAATGACTCTTGGCATCGGAATTGAAGCCAAGATACAAGCAAGAATGGAAGGAATGGGTAAACTCAGAAAGGGGTTACCGGATTCTATTGTATGGTCAATTCGTCATAATGAACGTGGGTTTTTTGAATATTTTTTAGCTCAGGAAGGAGCAATTGAAAAATGTTTGGAAAATTCAGATATTTCAAAAGAGATAGTTCATAAAAATGCTCATTGGGCTTTAAAGAGTATTGTGGAAAAATCCCCGGATAAAGCATCTATGAAAATTTTACCTAAAGTCATTGTTAGAAATAACGGTAATATGCTTCAGCTTCTTTTAGAAAAATGGGGAGAATACTATAAGACCATGCAAGATTTCAAAAAGAGGTTATTTATGGCACTGTCTAATATGGATGGAACCAAAAAACTAAAACCGCCGACGATTAAGTCTTTGGAATACTTTTTTACTCTTGAAGAAATAGACGATATTCTGATCAAAAGAGGGCAGGCTCATGTAATAATTAACCTATCATGAACTTTGAAAGAACAAATAATCCTTTAAAATCTCTTGATATTGGAAAAGATAGAATGCTCAAAATTGGGGATTCTTTTACGGTTCATATCGGAGATATGAAAGTTCCAGTTGTTGCTACTTCTGATGAAACCAGAAATAAGCATTTCTATATGGAGAAAACCGATTGTTTTGGTCAAAAAGAATATACCGGATATGAGGTTCGACAGGTGGGGTACAATGGATCTTTATACATCGGAATTGCAGAATGGAGAGAAAATTGTGAACACCCCAAATGGGAACATACAGATCATCCAGAAGATTTTCGAAAAATAAATCCAGAAGATGGAAGTTATATGTAGATTTGAACGTAGAGCTGATCCGATTAAAACATTAGATATTGGTAATGCTAGGATTCTTCGAAAAGGAGATATGTTTGAGGTTACCCTTCCCTATTTACTTTGTGATTGTGATTGTGATGGGCAAGGGTATACTCATAGATGCATTGCAGTCAAGGATGAAAAAACAATGATTCTGATGAATATAGGAAAGTATAAAATTCCTCAATTGGTGACTTCCGAAAACAGGGACAGAATTAAAGATTATACTGAACGTAGGGAAATAGAATTTTATCTTCTTAATGTTGGATATGGAACAGCATATTTTGATGAAAAATTGAATATTTGGAAAATCGAAGAAAATGAATCGATAAGATGAACCTTTAACGAACTTTTAACGTTTAAAATTTTTTTACTAAGAAAACTTTTCGTATAATTGCACTATTAAACATAATCTGCTTGTGTCTTTGTGAGCAAGGAATCAATGATTACCGGTCTGGATTTTAAATTCAGCGGCGGGAACTAACAGCAAGCAGATTTCTTTTTATTTTTGTTTAATGGAAAATTTAATTTATGGTCTTTATTGTCCTATAAGAAAAAAACCAGTTTATGTTGGTCAAACTACTAAAGGAATTGATAGACCCTTTCAACATATAAAAGAACGATCTCATAGTAAAAAAGTTAATGAGTGGGTTCATGAATTAAAGAAGGATGGATTAACTCCAATAATAGTAATTTTGGAGACTTTTGAAGATTCTTCATTGTTGGATGATAAAGAAAGATTTTGGGTTCAGAAATTTTTAAACGAAGGCGAATTACTTTTAAATCAACAATTAGTATCCCCTTTAATTTTAACAGTAGCTGAATTTTCAGAACAGAGGGAAACAACATTTAAAGATGAATTAGCTTTATTTGTTAAGGGAAGGAGAAAAATTTTAAATTTAACTCAGCAAAGATTTTGTGAAAAGACTGGGATTGGATTAAGATTTCTTCGAAGTGTTGAGCAAGGAAAATTCAAAAAAGATAATTTTAGTACGAAATCAATTGAAACTGTACTTTATTATTTAGGAGCAAGATTAACTATAGGACCTTATAAAAAAGAAGAATGAAATTATTTCTCTTAAAAAGAAAATTCGATGGATTTGATCACTGGGATGTTACAATGGGTCTCGTGGTCGCTGCAGATAATGAAAATGATGCTTGGGAAGTTAATGGAGCAATCAATTTCAATCTTGACCGTCAAGAGGTAGAAATAACAGAATTAGGGGGAGCAAACCCAAACATTGAAAGAGGAATTATTTTGGAAGATTATAAAAGCTAAATAAGATGTTAACAGAAAAAAATACCGTACTTTTACCTCTTGAAGATTATAATGATCTTAGAGATTTTAAACAGAATCTTGAAAAAAATAATTCTGCTCGAATTACAGGAGGCAGATACAGTGGTGGAAACTCTTACACTTTTGTGTCTACAGAAGAAACGGTAAAATTGGCTACAAAATTTAATGATGAGCTGATTAAGGAAAATAATGAATTAAGATCTAAAGTTTCAGAATTGCAAACTTTGAAGGATCTTCCAAAACCGGCACCAGTACCGTTAAACACATACCAACTTAATGAACTCAAAAATATGACAATTTGGGAGTTCAGAAAATGGAAAAAACAAAAATAAAAATAATTTTACATTAAGTTAAAACTTTTCGGGAAAATCCCGTAATATATAGAGAAACTAATAAATACTACAGCAAATGACAAGGCGTGCAAATATGGATAATTTCGTGGATTGGGGCTTTAATAGAGCAGCCAATAAAGACGGAGGTTATGGATGCCCGCTAAGGTGGAGAGGTATTTAACGAGGTAGTTAAAAAAATCTTTATATTAAGCGGGATCCCAACAGGTCCCGCTTTTCTTTTGATTAAAATTATGGAGCTTAAGCTAATCTAGTGAAAGCACTAACTCATCTAAATTTCTCTACTTTATGGTCTCAGGAGCTGCTAGGCGTGGCTGCCGGACTGTCACTCCGGAACAGGTAAAACTGACAGGTGGGTTCGAATCCCATTGAGACCGCAACAAATATGCTCGGTAAAGCCTCTTATGATAAATAACGTAACTGAGTACTTATAGGGGTGTAGTTCAAGTGGTAGAATAGTGGTCTCCAAAACCAAAGGTTTGCGGGTTCGAGTCCTGCCACCCCTGCCAGAGATTTAGTATATGTGAAGACTTGAAGGACTTTGGCCCTTGATTTTAGAGCTTACATACTTTCATGCCAATGAAGGAACTAAATCACAAGGGGAATTAGCTCAGTTGGCTAGAGCACCTGCCCTGCAAGCAGGGGGTCACGAGTTCGACTCTCGTATTCTCCACTCGAGGATGTTCGGCATCATTCAACTCATTCCAAGAAGGTGTCAAGTAACGAATGTCTAAGTTAAGTCACAGCGGCCGTACCTATAACGGTCAAAATTTCATGCTCGGGCTTTTTTCCGGTTCGTTACTTTATGCGCTTTTAGCTCAGATGGTAGAGTAGGTGCCTCTTAAGCATCGGGTCCAGGGTTCGATCCCCTGAAGGCGCACAAATGAAAGTGAACGGCGCGTCTACCGTTTAATGATTACCGACAAGTTGAAAAAGTCTTGGGCTATAACAGCTTTCATTTATTTGGGACGTAGGTCAAACGGTTAAGATGTCGGCCTGTCACGCCGTACGGAGCGGGTTCAACTCCCGTACGTCCCGCCAATATGTAGTAAGAAAAGGGTTACATCGGTTATGATTGGTTCGATTCCAATTTTACCCTGCGAAAGCTCGGGTGAATTAAAGCTCTTTTCAATTTTCTCATATCGTTTTGTCGATAATAGTTTAATGGTAGAATATCCAGCGGTAAAACGAGGGAAGGAACCGGTTCGATTCCGGCTAAGACTCCTGGGAGTATAGCTCAATGGTAGAGCAATTGGCTGTCTACAGACAGAAGTGTCTGAATAAAAACTTTAGGTGAAGTCTTATGAAGTTAAAGGAATCAAAATCCTCTTCATCTGCTAACCAATAGGTTCTGGGTTCGAGTCCCTGTGCCCCCGCTAATAACTAATAAGCAAAAAGATAAAAGTTCGAAACTTTTTCTGAATATATAGTAAAAGATATATTATGAAGAGTTGCGAAAATTGTCAAAAAGAGCATGAAGGAACTTATGGTTCTGGAAGATTTTGTTCAGCTGAATGTGCTAGGGGATTTAGCACAAAAGAAAAACGTTCTTTGATAAATGAAAAAATAAGCAAAAAAATGAAAGGATCGGGACATTCTGATATAAAAATAATTTGTCCTATATGCCAAACAGAATTTGAAGTTTCATGGAATAAAAGAAATCAAAAATTTTGTTCACGAAATTGTTCAATGAGATTTTCTAATTCTCAACCAGAAAATATAAAAAATTTATCTTTAAAAAGAATCAACAAAATACTTAAAGGACAAGTAAATGATTATGGTATAAAGATGATATATAAATTCAAAAATAAGGATATTAAATGCGATTCAAAAATAGAATTTGCTTGTTTAAATTTTTTTGAAACTAAAGAGGCATCAGAGATGGAAAGATGCAATCTAATTATTGAATATAAGGATAAAGATAAAATAAGAAGATTTAATCCGGATTTTAAAATAAAAATAGATAATAATATTTATATTGTTGAAGTTAAGAGTTATATGAGTATTAAATCTATAAATGAAAAATGGCGAAATTATAATGAATTATCTAAATTGAAAAAAGAAGCTTTAATAAATTTTTGTCAATTAAATAACTATATTCCCTTTTGGTTTACAAAAGATTTAAACAGAAATTTTTATAATAATGTTTCGGTCGTACTATAATTGGTCAGACTGCACTCTGTTAAAGTGAATAATGTAGGTTCGAATCCTACCCGAAACGCCGCGCCGCCCAAAGGACGGATGCCCTGGTCACACAAAACCGTATTTGTGCAACTCACCTACGGGGTGAGTATTGCCCTGGTAGTTTAACTGGAGGAGGAACATGAAGTTATTAAATGCTCTCAACACTCAGCGCTGAGATGTTGGTCAAAGAGACATCAGACCTGATAAAAAAGTTAGGGAGGTGCAAAGGCATTTATTAAAGAATGGTGGAATAGCTTGCCATCCAAATTTAATTTATGCTGGTAATAGACATTCCGAGAATTCTGGATTCGTTCAGAGGTGTGGGTTCGATTCCCGCTGGGGGTTCCAATTTTAAAGTTCTTTTAGCTCAGTTGGAAGAGCGCTTCCGTGACATGGAAGAGGCCGTAGATTCGAGTTCTACAAGGAACACAAACAGCGACATAGCTCAGTGTGAGAGCGCTCCCGTTCATAGGGAGAGGTGCGGAGGTTCAATTCCTTCTGTCGCTACCAAGGGAGTATAAGCTGTTAGATGCATAAACAGCCATACGGGAGAACGGCGAATTTGGTGCTAAGACCATCATCCGCTGAGAGGGTTCGAATCCCTTTACTTCCACGAAATTCACTGTGAAGGTGAAATTTAATTTTCTTTCCAAAAGTTCGAACATAAGAAAGAAGATTTGCGATATAGAGCAGTGTTAGCTCGCTCCCGGGAAAAGGGAGAGGTCGGAGGTTCAATTCCTTCTGTCGCGACCAGTTCCTTTAGCTCAGCTGGAAGTAGCGCCACCCCTACATGGTGGATGTCATAGGTTCGATCCCTATAAGGAACACAAACTGTAGTAAAACAGCGAGTTACTTCGTATTCCAAACGACTAGTCTAGGTGCAAATCCTGGGTCCCCTGCCAAAATTACTTAGGGGATTAGTGTAATAGATAGCACAGTAAAAACACTCAAGTTAAATTTCTCAGTTTACGGGAATGAAACTATTAGGGGGCGGAACCCTTTTATCCACAGTAGGAATAGTGATAAGGAAGCAGGCCGATCACCTGAGTGAGTTCGATTCTCACCATTTCCACTAGTAGACCGTTATAATTTCATAGGACTCACATTGGAGAGTACAGCGTAGAAATTAATGGGACACATGTTCCAAGGCAAGGCGAATGAGTTTTGCAAACTTGTTGGGAGGTTTCGATTACCTTTGTCTCCACACACTGCGGAAGAGTGAAACGGATAGAGATTTTAATTAATTTCGCTATCATCCAGGGCTCATAACCCTCGGGATATTGGGTTCGACTCCCATTTCCGCTACTAAAAACAAATGGCAGCACAACACCTAAAGGGACGCTTTTAAGGTAGTGGCCGAAGCATCGAAAATCAGAAATGACCTGCCGATGTAAAAAACGAATCCGGGCGTTTGTTTTATATGCCGTCGTGCCAGAGTGGCCAATCGGGGAGGGCTCATATCCCTTGGCTTTTAT